CGCGCTTGGCGCTGTAGTCGGAGTACAGAGGGGCGCGCTTGGCGTTGTAGTCGTCGTCCAGAGCGTCGCACTTGGCGTTGTAGTCGTCGTGCAGAGCGTCGCACTTGGCGCTGTAGTCGGAGTACAGAGCGTCGCGCTTGGCGCTGTAGTCGGAGTACAGAGCCGGGAGCAAAAGACCCTCAGGGAAGTGGGAAAGTCCTCGCATTCTTCCTGCTTTCAGGGCCGCGACGATTTCAGGCGGAAAGTTATCCGGGGTGGAAAAGTCGGTGCATTCCCGGTTCTTTCCTTTCGTGGGGGAGATTTCGTAGTAAAAGGCGATTGCTCCATGCCCCGTCAGGTCGCCAGCGATTGTATGGTTGCGTAAGGCCATTCCTCGTGAAGTGTTGTAGATATCACCGTAGGTGAGGAAAAGGATCTCCGTGCCGGAGGGGGTCTTGATCTCTTTCCATGAAATGAATTCACACATTGTATTGCTCCTTTCAGGGGGTTAGAGGGTTTCCGTTTTGGTCCTTCGGGCCATTTTGCGCGCCATCACGAGGCCATGCTTTTTCCATTTGTTGATGACCTTCGCCTGGGCTTTGTCGTCCTGGCCGACGGCCGGATGATCGAAGCAGAGGCAGGAGCCGTCTTTCTTGTAATGGTTTGGGTTTTTGATCCGTAGGGGGCAAGGTCTTACTTTCACAGCTTTTCTCCTTTCAAAGTTAGTTTTCGCCCGTGTAGAGGCGGCCGTCGGAATGGTACTCATACTCGCCCTCTTCCATCTGTTCGATCAGGGTGGCGTCGTCTGTAAGGTGGTTGTATTTCTCTTGGAGCGCGGTCAGGTAGCCGCGTTGCAGGGCTAGGCGGAAGTCGTCCGTTATGTCGTCTAGTGCGGGGTCGATGTCAGCGTTAAGGGCTTCATCTTCAAGTTTTTCGCCTGCCGTGATGTGGGCTTTGGCTAGTTTGTAGGTGTCGCATGTTTCGCCGTGGTTGGCCAGGATAAGGTCCGCGGTTACTTTGGCGTGCCCCATAAATTTACAGCAGATGGTTTGGCGGGCGAGGTCGAAAGAATCGATTTCGAGGCCGATCATATTAGCGTCTTCATATGTCGGGATCCACCAATCGGTTTCGGTGTTCCATTCACGTAGGTGGTTAAGGGCTTTTTGTTGCGCTTTTTCGTTAAGCTCCGGAAAAGAATAGAGGGTGATTTCCTGTTTTCTCACGGCTTTATGCTCCTTTCATATTCATGGATCATTTCAGTGTATTTTGCTATGCGTTTGCGAAGCTCCTTCTTGTCCAGCTTTGACGTGTAGTCCAGGCCGCATTCTCGGCGGGCTTTGCGCTGGAATTGCAGGTAGGCGAGTTCGCTTTTTTGTTGGGGGGCGTTCATAGGCCTCCTTTCAGGGTGTCGGTGATCATCCAGGCCAACCAGATCATCAGGATGCTTATACCGCAGGATGTAAGGGCTTCCAGGATCCGATCGCGGTTTACGTGCCAGAGGGCGCCCGCAATACCGAACCCGGCGCCAACGTACAATTGCCAAACTCCGAAGTTCAAAAGATCATCCATGTTTCCTCCTTGTGTTAGGGGTTTAACAGCCTGTCAGTGAGCCTGTATAGGTGGACTATACAGGCCGGTGGTAGGCGGTTAAGCGCGGCATATGCCTTTTTGGATCAGGGCTTCGGCGGTGCGTCCGAACCGCCCTTGCAGCTTCCAGCAGAGGCCGGTACTAATCAGGTGCTGCCATGCTTCGATTTGCTCTTCTTCGGTGGCGTTTTCGCCTCCACAAAATCCTTCGGCAATGCTTACGGCGGTGGAGTCATCCATTGTCGTGCTCTCCTTTCAAGGTGGTAGGCGGTTAATTCGGGAGGATCCCATGGTCCCGGAAGCTGAAGAAGCTGTCGTTTTCCCCTAGGACCAGGTGGTCGTGGACGAGTATATCCAACTTTTTTGCGATTTCACATATCGTTTGGGTCAGCCGGATGTCCGCGTCGGAAGGGCGGGTCTTGCCTGAGGGGTGGTTGTGGACGAGGATCATTCCGGAAGCGGCGGAGAGCAGGGCATGGCGGATTATTTCACGCGGGTAGACAACAGCCTGGTTCACAGTGCCCTTGGTGACATGGATGCATAACAGAACATTTTGGGCGTCAAGGTAAAGGGCGAGGAATTTTTCGGTGTCTATGCTTTGCAGGTCTCTTGCAAATTGCAGCAGCTCGCTTGTGCACGTGAGAGACTGGCCTTTATAAGGGAAGTCGGGTTCAGCTACACGGGTGATTTTGAGGCTGTACGCGTGGTTCTTCATGGCGCTTTTCCTTTCTTTTCGGCGGGTTAGATTATAAGGGATTCGCTTTCAATCCTCTGGACCAGGACGGCTTCCTGGCTTAATTCCAGCTTGATCTGCTTAGCTATGTTGCAGATTTTGTAGAAGGTTGCGGTGCTCATATCGCATTCTACTTCGATGATTAGGCTGTTTTCGGCGGCTCCCTTCCAATAACCGGTTGCGTGGATCAGGGTATAGCTGTCGATATCATGGACGGTCATAGCTTCCTGTACTACGTCGACGGCTTCGGTCTTGTCTTCTGTAAAGATCCGGTATAACATGGCGTTGATCTCCTTTCAGGGTGTATCACTTGTTCTTCGCGTTCTCGCGGCCTTGCCGTATCTTGTTGAGGGTGTCTTCAACACGTTTTTTCATCTCCGCGTTGTCGGCCCGCGCTAGGGCGATGTAATCTTCAAGGCTAGGATTGATCGCCAGGTAGGCCTGGCCGTTGTCGGTGCTTGCTCCGCTCATGGGTGTAACCTCCTTTTAAAGTGGGTAACTGCCGGTTTTCGCACATTCTTTCCAGTACTTCTCCATCGCCTTGTTGTAGGGTTTGTCAAACGGATTCCTTTGGGAGAATGTAACGAACTTCGCGTCTGTGGGGATGTCGTCGTGCCTGCATGCTTTCACCCAAAGGGCGCGGGCTGCCAGGCGGGCTTCCTCTTTCTTCGATTTCTTCATGGCCTATTCTCCTTTCAGGATGTTGGCGCATTCAAGTAACTTTACCAGTTTACGTGCCCATGCTTCGGCGTCGGCGTCTTTATTACAGTTTTTGTAGGCGATTGCCTTGGCGAGGGCTCTTGATGCTTCGGCGCGGTCGATCATGGTTTATTCCTCTTTTAGCGGGATGTTAAGCGGTTGAACAATTTCAACCGTTTAAGTGCCCCGCTAAGGGGCTCCCCGGGCGGCCAGCGCTTATCTGGCCTAAAGGCGTTCATGCTCCTTGCGGCTGCATTCGTCCATCCCGGTGGTATTCAGTGTTAGACGGTGGATCCGCTTGTTTGTGCGCTCCGTCTGTTGTCAAAGACCGATGGTACGGCTTCAGTATCCATACGGCTGAAATATTGTCAAGTGCTTTTTTTATCTTTTTTTCACAACGGGTGTAAAGTTAAAGTAATCATTGATGATCTTTTTTACGTGATGCGATCGTTAATAGGCTTAGCAAGCAGGCGTTCGAGGCCAGGTCCACGGGCTGTTGGGTGTAAGTAGCTGATATGATAGGTGTATCGGGCCTTTAGGCGGCTTCGGTACCGTAATGTAGCTGCAATGTAGCTACAATGTAGCTACAATGTAGCGGTGAGGGTGTTGATAAACCTGTTGATAAACCTGTTGATAAACCTGTTGATAAACCTGTTGATAAACCTGTTGATAAACCTGTTGATAAACCTGTTGATAACTTTCCTACTACCGCTGTTATATCAGGTGTTTAAGTGCGCTGTTGCCATGTAAGGTATTTGGGCCTCGGTGTGGGGGCCGTTCGTGGTCCTGGCAGAACGTTCGTTCTAATACATAAGCATTTATTCACGTGGTATGCGTCTGCTTAACAATTGACGGTAGTTAAGCGTTTGAAGGCAGTGATATCAGCTACTTGAGTTTCAGGGTTGCCAGGGTGGGTCCGACGAGGGCTCTCAGCGCCTGTATAGCTGTCTATACAGCCCTCCCAGGGCCTGCTGCTAAGCTATTGATTCGACTCGATTCGTGCCGGGGGCCACCCTATCCGGTACAGTCGTCTTCGGGTCGGCCCGCGTCGGGAATTAAAATACGGGCTAGGCTCCGTAACGCGCCCGATCTTTTTGCGCGCCAAGCGCTCATTGTCTATTAGTGCCATCCTACGGAAAGTTAATAGCGCGATGCGCCCCACCTACGGAAAGTTAATAGCGCGATGCGCCCCACCTACGGAAAGTTAATAGCGCGATGCGCCTCTACCCGCAAAAAGCTACTTTGCAGTCCTCAAAATTTTTCTGGGGAAATTTTCGCCGACCCGGATAGTTAAACTTTTTTCTTGACAAAAGATAAAAGTGTGGTAGAAGGGACCCATAGACCGACAAACGAAAGGAGGACACATATGATCGGAAGCATCAATCGGAGGGAGAGGATCATTGCGAGGACCTGGCTGATTATCGTGGGAGCGGCGTTTAGCCTGGGAGTAGCGGCCGCGGTGCTGTTTTTGTGGTGGTGTTTCGCCGGATAGGAGGGGAAGATGGGACTCAAGGAACTGGTGGTGGGGAAGAGCGAGCTGTTTAGGATGGACCCGAGGACGCTGAACGAGGAGGAGGGGTGGAACGTTCGGACGCCGTCGGCGGAGCTGACCGCGCATATCCGGAGGCTGGCGGATTCGATCAAGGAGATCGGCGTGCAGGTGCCGCTGAAGGTGCGGCTGGACGAGCTGGAGGTCCCGTACGTGGTGAGCGGCCATTGCCGGCTGGCGGCCGCGATGATGGCGATCGGCGAGGGCGCGGAGATCAAGAGCGTCCCAGTGATTATCGAGGAAGGATCTGAGGGGGACCGGGTCCTTTCCATGGTTGTTGGGAATGACGGGAAGCCGCTGACGATCCTGGAGCAGGGGGCGGTGTACCGGAGGCTGGTGCTGTGGGGATGGGAACTCGGGGAAGTGGCAAAGAAGAGCGGGTACAGCGGGACGCACATTGGATCGTGCTTGGCGCTGGATGCGGCGTTGCCAGCGATCAAAAGTCTCGTGCAGGAGGGGAAGGTGTCCGCGACCTTGGCCATCAAGCTGATCAACGAGGTTGGCGAGAAGGAGGCGTTGGCGCAGATGCTCGGCGCCGTGAAGGTGGCCGAGGAGGCCGGGAAGAAGCGTGCGACGAAGAAGGACGCGGAGAAGGTCGGGTTGCCGAAGGAGGTGAAAGCGGCGCGTGCGGACTGGAAGAAGTGGGGGCCTCGGCTGTTCAAGGTTGTGGAGTCGCTGGTGGAATGCCCTGCTTCAGGGAAAGGGTCGGAGCGGATGGGGGATTACCTGGCCGCTGCAAATGCGTTGATTCAGGAGATGGAAGACGCTGGAGTGAAAGGAGGCGAGGTATGAGCAGGTATGAGAACGACGTGTTTAACTACAGCAGACCGCTGACGAATCCCGACCCGATTAATCGGCCGAAGAGCGGAGTGGCCGAGGTGGTGTATCGGCAGTCCGATGTTGACGGCGCCATCCTGGTTGTCGATCTGGTCGGGTTCCTGACTCCGAAGGGCGTGGAGGAGAGGTACGGCGAAGCGGTGTCGGAAGCGTACTACGGGATCGGGGATAATCTGGCGTCGGTAATGTATCTGTGCCTGACTGGGGGGCTCAAGACCGTTATCCAGAAACTGACGGGGGAGATCATCATCGGTGTCGGCGAGTGGTATACGTCGGAGGAGTTCGGGAAGCGGATCGCGTACATGAAGAAGTGCGGGGCGCGGCTGTCGGGTGTCGTGAAGATGTGCCGGTTGCCGGCGGCGAAGAGTGTGAAGATCTAGGGAGGCGTATGCGAAAAGGGCAAAACTACAATCACCCCAAGAAGGGGAGTATCATCAGGGTCGATCCGATCCGGGATCTGTCCGATATCAAACAGGTCAAGGAGTTGCTGGCGGGGAATCCGCTGCACTATTGCCTGTTTATCCTGGGGATCAATACGAATCTGCGGGCATCGGACCTCCTGTCTATTCGGGTGGACCAGGTGAAAGACCTGGCGCCCATGGATGAGATCGTGCTGCGGGAGAAGAAGACCGGGAAAGAGCGGAGGGTGGCGCTGAACTGGGGGTGTATCGAGGCGATCCAGGGGCTGTTGAAGTGGGGCCGGCGGGAGCGATGGATCTCGGAGGATCCGTTCGACGAGCAGTGGGAGTACCTTTTCGCGGGGAAGAATGGCGTGATGGTGGTGCCGTCGGTGTCGTTGCTGGTGAAGGGGTGGTGCCGGAGGGTGGGTTTGAAGGAGAATTACGGAGCGCATACGCTGCGGAAGACATGGGCGTTTCAGCAGTACGTGGAGTTCGGGGTGCCTATTCCGACGCTTATGAAGTGCTTGAACCATTCCAGCGAGAAGCAGGTGCTGGCCTATATCGGCATCACGGAAGCCGAGGTTAAGGAGGTGTACGGGAATGAGCTATGAGGCGCCAAGGAAGCCATATATCTTGACATTCGGTCGGTATAGGGGTAAGGTACTTTCTGATCCGGAGGTGCCCGATGATTATGTTCGGTGGGTGGCGAGCCGAGGGAAGTACATGCGGAAGACGAACGAGAACGAGCTGGAGGGGAAGATCCCGGTGGACGCATGGATGGCCGGGAGGGTGGAGATGGAGCGGCGGGGGTATGACCATATCGGGGAGAGATTTATTTTCAGGGAGGCATGAGATATGAAAGGACCATTGGTAATGGCGTGTTTTGCGGGGGGGCCTAACGTGTGGATCATCGGCCAGAGAATGGGGACGGCGGCTCCATATTTGGCGGAGGCCTTCGCGTTTATCAGCGGGAATAACCAGATCGGGATTGCGCAGCTTCACGGCGGGGGGAAGAATTGTTCCGTCGGGCTGGAGAAAGCGTTGTTCGAGTACGAAGTCGACGACGAGGGGATTCGAAATCTTTACATCGAAGTGACGACGGGGATCCAGATGGCGAGCGCGGCGCCGGCTGCTAAAGTGGCTCCGCAGCAGACTGTTCTTCCGTTCGGAGGTCCGCGGGAGAATGTCCTTCCGTTCGGAGGTCCGCGGCCGAATTAACCTGTACTTTTCCAGGAAGGAGATACCCCTCCGATGAAACAAGACGAAAAGCGAATTAGGTGCCTGCGGAGGCGAATGGAGTTTTTGGCGGTTAGGACGGAGAATGGGAAAAACAAAAATCTGTCCTACGACTGCGAAGAACTCTTGGCTTTGAAGTGGGCGATCTTCATGTTGTCCGCGGTGAAAAAGCCCCCGTTCAGGCTGCCGATCCGAAGCGAGGATTTCATATGACAATCTACGATGTGCAGCCGCAGAAGATCGATAAGATCAAGCTGATGCAGATGGTCCAGGACAAGGTCTCGAAGGCGCAGATGGCGAGGGAATTTGGTTGTACTGAGGCATCTGTGCGGAAGGCGATCCAGCGGCTGGAGAGCCAGCATCACGAGTTCGACCCGGCGCTGGTCAAGTCGGAACTGGCGTCGGGCACGATCGATACCATGCAGCAGCTGAGTCAGATGAACGCGTCGGTTCTGGATGAACTGCGGCGGGTGAAGAAGTACATCGATCGGGAAGATAAGGACTTCTCGGACTACGAGCAGCTGGAGGCCCGGGTAAAGCGCGAGCCGGGGAATACGAAGCTGGCCGAGATGTTGAAAGCCAAAGGGGTGATCACGTACGCGAATGTTCTAAAGCTTCAGAGCAATGTGATTGCGATCGCGGCGGAGGTCCGGAAGCAATTGGAGATGCAGCTGAAGCTGGCGGAGGCGATGTACTCCGTCCAGATGGTCGCGGAGTTCCAGGAGGAAGTGATCTCGATCCTGAAGGAGACCGATGACCTGTTCGACACGAGAATGAAGGACGAGGTGATTCGGCGGTTGAAGGAGAGGAGATCGATTCGTGGGCTTTTGCGGCAGGTGACGTACGACAAGAAAGGGTAGGCATGGGCGGATCAATTGCGGCAAAAAAGGCATACCGGGTGCGGCATGTCGAGCGGGGACTGTGCCGGGGATGCCCGGAGAAAGCCACTCATTATCTCTATTGCGAGAAGCATTGGCTCGCTGCGAAACGTCATCAACAGAAGTATCTCCGAAAATTAGGTGAGCAGAGGTGTGCGGAAGGGCGGTGTATCCACTGCGGGATTCTACTGGACGTGGATAGTGATGGCGAGAGCGCTGTTTGCATTAATTGTAAAGGCACGTATCGACCAAAACCTGAACGGAAAGGGAGGCTGAGATGAGGATATCAACGATCCCGGGCATGCCGGCGGATTTCGAGCTGGTGCTGTTTGGCGATGACCAGGAAGGGAATGCGGCGAAGGCAACGGACAAGTACAAGGAATGCATCGATTACATTTGCGCGGATGAATCCCGGTACGGGATCAAGATGGGCGATTCCATGGACGCGTTCTGGATTGATGACAAAAGGTATGATTCGTTGACGGTGGCGGGTAGGCCTCAGGAGCAGTTCAATCGCACGGTGGAACAGCTGGCGCCGTTGGCGAAAACCGGGCGGTTGCTGAGCGTGCTGAAGGGTAACCACGAGAAAACGTTGGAGATGAAGTTGCAGCGCCTGGGATGGGAGGAAGCGGTGAACGAGAAACTGTGCCGCGAACTTCGGGCGATGAGCGGAACGGAATATCCGATCGAAGGGACGTACACGAATAAAGTGGAGTTTGTTCATGCCGACGGGAAGCCCATGTTCAAGGGATATTTCACCCATGGCCGGAAGATGATCAGCAGTGTATCGCCAGATCCACACAGGAAGAAGGCGAATATGCAGTATCGGCTGAAGCTGATCCTTCAGGAGATGGCGGGGGATTGCATCCTGATGGCTATGGGGCACATCCATATCGTTCTTGTGACTGCCCCTTTGCCGACAGTATATCTTACTTCGGAACGGGGGAAGCTGCGTCAGAACTATACGACTTCGGCAGCGGGCCGGGTCGGGTCCTACATCCATCCGGACCATCGGTGGTACGGCGTGACCGGGTCATTCCTGAAGACCTTTGTAGAAGGGCTGGAGACGTATAGCGAAATGGCGCAGTATAATCCCACGGAACTGGGGTATCTGGTCGCTACCGTACGTGATCGGCAGATGGTCGATTTGAGGGGGGTCAAGGTCTGATGCCCATTCTCTCGAATTTTACAGCCGACCTCTATAATACGATGATCGGGAAGATGGAGGAGGAGTTCGACAAGGGAGGGGTCGGGGATCTCGAGTGCAAGGATCTCGGCGATTGGTGCGAGAAGAATAAGGTCATGTTGGACGGCCGGCCGTTCTCTTTTCACCACCATGAGTATCTTCGGGAGCCGTACGCGGATACCCACAATTTCCAGGTTGAGATAAAGGCCACGCAGCTGGGTCTGACCTCGAAAGCTCTGCTGCGGGTGGTTTACGGCTGCCGGTACGGGATGTACCGCGGGATCATGTACTTCTTCCCCTCGCGGACGGACGTAACGGAAATGTCCAAGGGGCGGCTCACTCCTCTGATCGAGGATAATCCTGAGACGATCGGGCAGTGGGTGAAGGACACGGACTCGGCGAACGTCAAGAAAATCTGGAACACGTTCCTGTACTTGCGGGGGATGAATTCTCGCGTTGGTATGAAATGCCACGATGACCAGACGGAGGTGCTGACTCGTCGGCGAGGATGGAAGTTTTTCAAAGATACTACGATGGCTGACGAGTTCGCGACACGCTCTCCCCTTGGCCGGTGGAGTTGGGTATTGCCTACAGCCCTGTACCAGTACGACCATGAGGGGTCGATGTACCATTTCAGAAATAAGCGGGTGGATTGTCTTGTTACTCCAAATCATCGCATGTTGGTAATTGATGGTGATGGAAAGGAGCGCTTTGAAATGGCGGAGGATCTTTTACCGGGAAAAGGACGGTTTATTGCGGTTAGTCAGCAGCACATCGATTTTCAAGTCGATATCCCAGCGGCGGATATTGTTTCGTACCGGGGGAGGATATATTGCGCGACGGTTCCGAACGGCACTCTCTGCACCCGAAGAAAGGGGAAAGCTATTTGGTCGGGGAATTCCACTCCGAGCGACATGAACGTTTACGATGAGTTAGATGAGGCGCCACCCAAAGCTGTGGACATGGCCAATGAGCGCATGGGTCATTCGGAGATTGGCGATCTGCTCTTCCTGTCCAATCCCACGCTGCCCGACTACGGTATAGACGCTCTATTCCAGACAACCGACCAGAGATTCTGGCTGTTAAAATGCCCAAAGTGCAACCACTATACTGACCTTGTCGGGACATTCCCCCGGACCATCATTCGCGTCCACGGGAAAACTATCCGTGCCTGCGAGAAATGTCAGGCCGAATTGAACCCGGAGAAAGGGCTTTGGGTTGCGAAACGCCCAGGGATCCTGGATCGCCGCGGCCGGCAGTTCTCCCAACTCTACTCGATGTCGAGGAACTCATCCCCCGAGAATATTTTGCGGGCGTTTGAGACGACTACAAACCTGACGGACTTCTACAACCTGAAGCTTGGGATCGCGTACGTGGACGCGAAAGATCGGTTGACCGAGGAGCAGGTGCTTTCGTGCTGCGGATCAACCCCCATGGCTTCCGAGTCGAAAGAGGGCACGTACATGGGTGTCGACCAGAACAACAACTTCCACGTCGTTTTAGGAAAGAAGACAGTGCGGGGCGGGGAGATCGTTCATGTCGGGGAGTACAAGGGGAACGCGGACAAGACGGGCGAATCGTGGAAGATCCTGGACGAGTTCATGGGGCGGTTCAAGGTCATGCGATGCGTCGTTGACTACCTCCCCGAGACGAAGCACGCCCGGGCATTTGCCGAACGATTCCCGGGGCGGGTGTTTCTGAACTTCTATAACAAGCACCAGAAGGGGTCCTACAACTGGAACGAAGCCACGATGATGGTACAGGTGAACAGGACAGAGAGCCTGGATGCGAGCCACCAGGAGATTGTCGACCATACGATTGTATTGCCACGGCAGTCAGACGTCATGGAGACGTTCGCGAAGCAGTGCCATAACGTGGCGAAGAAGCTGGTGACGGACGATGAAACCGGGTCCCAGTACTACGAGTACATGCGGCTCGGTCCTGATCACTACCGGCACGCTTTTAACTATGAGGCAATGGCCCGGCAATCGGCGCCGGAACTGATGTTTCCTGAATTGCTATGAGAGGGGGTGGGATGAAGACTCGTGTGAAATGGCTGGACAGAACGGTGATTCGATCCCCCTACTGCATCGCTCTTTGCACGAAAGAGGCCGACTTCAAACATGAGTTGAAGCGGCTAAAGGTCCCATTGAGTTCGGCGCCTGAATGGATCATGAGGGGGAAAGACGCAACGGTCCACTATCTTTACAGCCCACAGGGGCAGTGCTGCGTCGTCTGCATAGACAAGAAAGCAAAGGCAAGCCCCCTGGAGATTGTCGGACTTTTGGTACACGAGGCGGTGCATATTTGGCAGAGTATTCTGGAGGACATAGGGGAAGATCGCCCTGGTCATGAGCTTGAGGCGTATGGTATTCAGGCCCTCGCCCAGGGTTTAATTGGAGCTTACAAGATATGATCCAGCTTCCGCCCCCGAAGTGGCCTCTTCCGCCCCCCGTCAAGGGGGCGAAGACCACCAAACCTACTGAAACGCCTATCCCGGTGGCCAACCTCCAGGGTTCCCGTCGAATCTTCGCTGGGCTGTCCTGGCCGGTGGATGGAAATCCAGCATTTTGTTGCGTCGTTGCTGAAATCCCGACGGACACGGCGTTGTCGTTTGAGTTTCAGGTGCCGGCGCTCGCTGTTGTAGCAGAATTTTCGACGGTGTCGTTCTCAGGGCTGCTAAATTTCTTCTCGGAGTTGCGGACGATGCGCTGTACGTCGGTGTATACGAGTCTGGACGCGCAGTATTTTACATTTATCAGGGATTTTAACCAGGCGAAACGCCTAAACAGGATGAATGTGGCGCTTCGGCAGACCCGATCGTCGTCTTTTGAGGCGTCTTTGCTGAAGATCAAGGAGATTGTCACGTCCAAGAAACTAACTTTTCTCGAGGATTCGACAATCAGGTCGCAACTGACGTCTTTTTCGAAGGTGGATCTTAAAAACGAAAACCATTTCTACGCGATCCGGGCTTTTTCCATGGTTATCGACGCGTTTAAGCCGGAGCACCGCGGTATCCAGACAGCTTCCTCCCCTGATCCCTCCGCTTGGTATTAACTACGAAGTTTTCGCTTGACACATTTCTTCTTTTGGTGTACGTCTGTTTCTAACTGGATGTTTTTTATCCACGGGGTCCAGAAACTGGATACTTTTTACCCGTATTTGGAGGGACTGTATGCCCGATATGACCGACTCCCCCGTATTGACAAATATCGGCCCGGCGGAGCTTGCTCGTCGCGAGAGTGAGGCCCGAAGAGCCACCGAAGAGTCCACCTTGGCGGCGGAAGAGACCCTTATTTCGGGGCTTTCGGCGCATATCGACACCCGTTGGACCGATGCGAAGCAGGCAAAAATCACTGTAGAAGCGGAGATGATTGCTGCGCGGGACCAACGAAAAGGCGCATACTCCCCGCAGAAACTGGCGGAGATCAGGTCTGTCAAACAGCCTGAAATCTTCATGAATATCACTGGGACGAAGTGCCGGAACGCCATGGCGCAGATCAAGGACATTGTGATTGTGCCCGGCCAGAGGATATTTGCTGTTGACCCTACGCCGGTGCCTGAACTCCCCGACGATATTCAGGGGAAGATCGAGGACGGCGTTGTCAAGCGTTTTCTCGATATGGCGGTCAGCCAGGCGCAGCAAACCGGGCAGTCGATTCCTTCCGATCAGCTTCGCATGATGATCATGGATCAGGCAGATGAAATTAAAAAGAAGATCCAGCAGCAAATCGTACGAAAATCCAAAGAGCTGGCAGAGAGTATCGCAGACCAGATCGACGACCATTTCGCGGAGGGCGGGTTCTATACCGCTCTCGAGGCCGCGATAGACGACATCGTAGTGTACAAGGCCGGCATTATCAAAGGGCCTATTTTCCGGATGGAGAAAGTCCGTCGGATCTCGCGGGACGCAGAGACGGGTCGCATTACGCGAACGGTTGAAACCAAGATTGTCCCGCAGTACGACCGGCGGTCTCCGTTCAATATCTTTCCCTCCCCTCGCTCAACCGGGGTTGACGCGGGGGATTTGTTCGATGTGATTTCAATCCGCCCTCGGCACCTTGCGAATCTTCGCTCTCTCGACGGGTATGACAGCGACGCGATCGATCGTGTTTTGGCTGAGTTCCAAAGAGGGGCATTGAAGGATGGTTGGCTTGGCCTGTCTTCCGAAGCCTGGGACGGGATCAACGAGGAGAGTGACGACGCCCCGGATTCCCGGGCGGAGAACATATACTGCCTCGAGTTCTGGGGGGAGATCCCAGGGCAGACCCTGCTGGATTGGGGGATGACCGCGGAAGAGATCGAGGATCCCTTGATGGATTACCCGGTTTGTGTCTGGAAGATCGGGACGCACATCATCAAAGCGATGCTGAACTACGATTCTCTGGGCCGCAAGCCTTTCTCCAAGACGTCGTTCGAAACCGACAACGATTCTTTCTGGGGGGAGGGTGTTCCGGAAAAGATCGCGGATTGCCAGCAGGTGTGTAATGCGTGCGCTCGATCGATTCTCTCGAACGTGGGGATGGGAGCCTTGCCGCAGACGGCGATTAATGTCGACCGGTTGGAGCCGGGGTCTTCGCGGGATGATCACCCGGGCAAGAAGTGGTATCTGACGGAAGAGCAGATGGGCAGTTCGACGCCACCCATTGCTTGGTACCAGCCGCCCATGGTGACGGAACAGTTGATCAGAGTGTATACAACGTTCTCCAAGATCGCCGATGAGCACAGCGGCGTGCCGGGATTTGCCCATGGGGATTCGCAGGTCGGGGGAGCAGGCAATACAAGTTCGGGTCTTGCTCAGCTGCGAGCCATGGCGGCGCAGGGGCTGAGGGCAGTGATTCGGAATATTGATTTGGATTTCATTGTCCCAGCGCTTGAGCGGCATTACGATTATCTGCTTGACAACACCGAGATCTATGGATTGCTTGGGGATTATAAGCTGTCGGCGCGGGGCACCTCGTCTCTTCTGGCGAAGGATCAGGAGACCCAGCGCCAGATGGAGTACACGAATTACACCGCGAATCCGATGGATGCGGGCTTGGTTGGCATGGAGAATCGGCGGAGGATGCTGTTCCAGGTTGCGAAAAATCTGGGGATCGATTTGGATGAGACGGCTCCGCCCACTCCGATTCCCGCGGCGCCCCCGGGTGTAGCGCCCGAGCAGGCTCCGGTGACTCTGGACGCGGCCGGTAATCCGGCGCAGGGGGTGGACAACAGGCAGTTTAATCCGGAACGGCCACGTTTGGAGGCCTCGACTCCGGGGAATGCGGGAGGCGCAGGAGGGTATGCTTAAGCCGTCCGAAGAGGTCGTACGGGCTATCGCGAACTTGTCGTCGTCGCCCGCGTTTGATACGCTGCTTGCGTGGATCCGGGAGTCGCTGATTACGCAGGCCGTGAAGAATACGCATAATACCGGAGAAGTTGCAATTAAACTTGCCGGCGGATGCATAGAGCTGGAGCAAATTCTTTCTCACGTAAATAAAGTTCCTGAGTATGTCAATCGATACCGGGAGCTTAAATAGCACAGACCAGGACACCTTAGCTGGAGGCCCTGTCTGAATACCCCGCGGATACCTCGAGAGAGACCCGCAAAAAGGAGAACAATATGGCAACAGAAAACAGCGTGATTGAACAAAGGATTGATGCGGAAGAAGCAGAAGTGGAGAAGATTCGTGCGGCGATGTATGCAACTGGACCCGATGACACCGGCGGAGGGGATGATCAACTCTCTAAGGCTGACTCGGACACTCAGAAGGATCGGGCTGACGATGATTCAAAAGACGGCGGTGGCGGAGATGATTCGGGGAGTACCGATACTGCGGGGAAAGACGCAGCCGGAGACGACACCGACTCAACCGATACCACGGACAAGACTGGACAGACCACCGATAAGGAGGAAGAGAGTTTCAAGGCAAAGTACCTGTCCTTAAAGGGCAAGTACGACAAAGAACTCCCTAAATATGCGGGGGCCTTAAAGTCGGCTAAAGCGGAATTGGTGCAGTGGCAGGAGTATGCGGCCTCTTTGGAAACCAAGATCAAATCTCTTGAGGTGGAAACACCGAAGAAAGACGCGGTCCAGCCTGATGCAAAGCCGGTACTTGATCTCGAAGATCCGGAGCTGAAGACTTTGCTCGGGGACTATCCGGGGGCAGCGAAGCTCTTTGGGGCGTTAGAAAAAGAACGAAGTGCGGATAAAGTGAAGATTGCGGAATTGGAAGCCGTTGTTAATTCCAAGTTGAAAACGATCGAGTCTGATGCGGAAGTTTCTAAAGCCGAACGATTCGGTCTCAACATGGTTGCCCTGGTAGGGAAGGATTGGCAGAAGATTGATGCCGATCCTGAATTCATGGAATTTCTCTCCGAGAGCGTTCCATATACCGGGAGAACGAGACTCCAACTTCTCAAGGCCGCCTCCGCGGCGTTGGACGCCCCGACAGTTGCACAGTTTTTTAATGACTTTCTGGCGACGAAGAATGCTTCGGACGCCGATGATGATACGGGCGCCGGGGAGGATACCACCTCCGCCGACAGGTTGAAGAAACAATTAGCGCCACCTCGATCCGGGGGGAGTGCCCCTTTGAAAAAGGCGGAGCTTGATCAGGTGTATACCCGAAAGCAGTACGATAAGTTCATGGACGATTCTACCAGGGGCAGGTTTAAGCCCAAAGAGTGGGGCGGGAGAACCGAAGCGGAGATGGATCTTATTTTCGATCGGGCGCTTGTTGCCGGCACACTGCGGTAGGGTCTAGGGGGCTTTGATTACTTCTTCGGGGTATACCTACACGAAGGAGGATTACTATGGGAGTTTCACGTGTTGCGGGTCATCCGGACTACACTTCGGAAGGGACCTCGAAGTTTATCCCTGAAGTTTGGTCCAAAAAGATCCTGAAGAAGTATTATAAGAAGACCGTCCTGACAGCTATTTCGAATACCGAATACCAGGGCGAAATTTCCAGCTACGGTGATAAGGTGTACATCCGCACGATCGCGGACGTGAACACTTTCACCTACTCGAAGGGGATGACCCTTCCTATTTCGCGGCCCGAGTCTCCGGATGTCGAGCTGCTGATCGACAAAGGCCAGGGTTGGAATCTGTACCTGGACGATGTCGACAAGATCCAGTCGGATCTGCCGCTCCTCGAGAAGTGGACGTCTGATGCCGTAAAGCAGCTCGACATTGCTGTGGACGCGGCGGTCCTGGGCGCGGTTTATGCGGACGCAGGCCAGTACAACTACGGAACGACTGCCGGCAAGATCACCAGCGCTTATAACCTCGGCGCCTCTGGTGCTCCGGTCCAGATCACCAAGGACAATGTCCTCTCCTACATCATCGACTGCGGATCCGTCCTCGGCGAGAACGATGTGGACGAGGAAGGGTGCTGGATGGTCATTCCCGAGCGTATGGCCGGTCTGATCCAGAAGTCCGATCTCCGCGAGGTGTCTGTCTCTGGGGATGCTTCTTCGATCATCCGGACCAACACCTTGGGCAAGATCGGGCGGTTCGTGCTCTACAAGAGCAACAACATGGGGTCGGTTGCAGCGGGTACGGAGTCTTCGGGCTTCCAGTCGTTCTACTGCCTCTTCGGAAACCGGGATGCCATTACCTTCGCCATGCAGGTCGACGGCAAGAAGACCCAGAACCTCATCTCCCCCACCTCGTTCGATCAGATCGTTCGTGGGCTGATGATCTACGGGTACAAGGTAGCGAAGCCGCAGGGCCTCGGGTATCTCTACGCAAGGTTTTAGTTGACTTTGCGGGGGGTTTTGTGTAACGGTTAACTTAACGCAATAAGGAGGTTATTATGGCTCTTGCAGTGGATTATACCGGTGGATCAACATTGATCACCAGTTCAACCGCTCCGACCACGCATTCTCACAGCGTTGGCGACGGCGTGAACGTGACGGAAAACTGGAGGTTTGGTATCCTGAAGTCCCAGGTCGACGTTGGTCTGACCGGCCTCACGAATACCAGTACCGACGTATATTACGCGATTCGCATCCCGATCTACACGATCGTTCTTCGGGTGTGGATCCAGACCGTGGAGGCCGAGCTCACGGGTGTTACCGGTACGTTTACGATCGGTGACTCCTCGGCGGCTACCGTCTTCATGAATACCGCGACGATTCCGAGCGCCACTGTTGGCGGCGTTATTTCGGCTCTGGCGGCGGATACCGGTGCGGCGAATCTGATCGCCGGCAAGTTCTACGCGGCAGAAGACTACATCAAGCTGTGCGTGGGCACGGCGGCGCTGCTGAACGGCGTGTACGATGTGTACGCGTTGGTTGTGGATACGGCAGCGAAGTAAACCAGTAGGGCGGGGGGAAGCATATCACCCGCCCGATTTTACTTGAGGAGGATTTATCATGGCTCATGTATCAACGGAGTTGGTCCAGCATTCACTGGAGGGCAATGATCAGTGGCGGAAGAAATACTTCCTGAACGCGGCTCTCGGGTCGGATGGCAACGAGGGGAACTACAACGGAAATGGTCTGAAGACCTTGACTGCGGCTTACGCGAAGCTGGAGACTTTGAAGAACGATTGCATCATCCTGGAGCAGTCGGCGTCGACGGTGAGTTTGGCTTCGGCATTCACGTGGAGCAAGTCGCTTTGCGGATTGATCGGGACCTCCCGGAACAGGTTCAATCAGCGGAGTCGGATCGGCATGTCTACAACTTTTACGCCGATGATCACGGTGAGTGGGTATGGCAATACCTTCGCGAACCTGTACACCATGCACGGCACGGCGGCGGGGGATTATGTCGGCTGGCTGGTTTCCGGAGAGCGCAACACGTTTGAGAATGTCCACTTTGGCGGGCCAATGGCGGCCGCGCAGGGTGGCCACGCCAGTTACAACGGCGTGAGTGTCACGGGGTCCGAGAACTACTTTAACGGGTGCGTTTTCGGGACCAGTACGATTGATCGGGATGAGCTCACCCCGAATGTGACGTTGGGTGAGGCTACGTATACGGTATTCGAGAATTGCATATTTACAATGTCGATTGCCGATACCGACCCGTACTTTATCGCGGTTGCGAATGCCGGGGGGAATACTCAGGCGTTCTTCAAGAACTGCATGTTCTACGCTATGAACCCGAACCACAGTTCGGCGGCGGCGGTGGCTTTCACCTTCTCTGGCGGATCTACCGCGGCGATGATTCTTGACTCGAACTGCACGTTCGCGAATGTGACGAAGCTCGCGGCCTCCGCGTCCATGAAGTACATTTGGGCGCCGACTGTTTTTGCGGCAACAGCTGATGAGCTGAATCTCATTGCAATCAACTCGGCTACTTACTAGCCCCATAACCCGGGTGGAGAAACCCTTCGGGGGAGTACCCACCCGGTTTTTTAAGGAGGATAATAATGGCAGAGAAGTTTAGAATGCTGAGGAAGAACGGAGTCGGTGCTCCTTACGCCTATTCGGAAGTCCTCCGGCGCAGGGGGGACATGGTTGAGTGCATGATGACCAAGGAGGAGATTCTGGAAGCCTCCGAAAATAGGGTTTCAGCGAATATTGAACCCCCCGCCGTGGCCGAAAAGGCGGAACCCGAAGCGTCTGCCCCGGCTGAAAATGTAGTGCTCGACGTTTTCTCTGAAGTGAGCGAAACAATCGAGGAGGCGCCCCAGGTGAAGCCGGCGCCCCGTCCCGCTGTGCGGAAGGGGTTCACGAAGAAGTAGCGGAGGCAGGAGGCGTATGGCGATACAGGGACCTTGGACAACACCGCTGAAGTATTCGGGCACTAGCCTCGAGGGGAAGCCTGTAAATGCGCAGCTCGGGGACGAGTTCTTCGAGACGGATACCGAGCTGTGGTACTTTAAGCACGCGAACGGGTGGTCTCAGCGGTTAGAGTCCATGCGGAATCTGGTGTATGATTCCGATCCGGGGGTGTTGGCTTGGGTCTCGATGTCGCAACCGCTGGTGAATACCGACACGCTGAATGTCGATTCGGACGTTACGGATCGCGCTGCAAGGGATCTTGGGAAGGTAGACATCGCGAGTCTGGATCAGTATACGCCGGTGAGTGGGAGGCTTCCGGTTGATGGGAGTGGAGTGGTACAATCTGCTAAAATTGTTGACGCACAGAATAGCAAAGACGTTGCCGTTACTGCATTCAGGGAATTAAAAGCAGTTACTTCTTTCCGATTAGTGGGTACGACATTTTCTGGAACTACGAAAGACACGAACTTTTGGACGGAAACCGTAACCGGTAGTGGGACAGTTGTTCAGGCTGGTGAGATATCTCTTACTACAGGAGAGACGGCCGATTCTACTGCTAAATATGTATCGGTGAGAGGGTCGCGTTACGTTCCATCTTCGGTTAATCAGTTTCGGGGAATTTGTAGATTTACAACTACCGGGACGGCAAATAACACTCGCCGGATAGGAGCGTACAATGCGACTGATGGATTCTTTTTTCAGCTTGCGGGTACGGTTTTCAGTGTAGGAAGTAGGAAGTCCTCTTCTGACACGCTTGTTTCTTCTGGATCGTTTAATGGAAATGCGGGAGTGTCTTACGCACTTGATACTAATGTGCATCGATTTACCATAGACATTACGAACTTGTCTGCGCAATTTTATATAGACGATGTTTTAATTCATACGATTAGTTCTGCTACGGATTCTCTTACTACAAGTCTTACTTTACCTATTACGTTTGAAAATAATAACTCTGGAGGGTCTGTTTCTCCCGTAGCACTTACTATGCGTGTAGTCAGTATTGTTCGTTTAGGGAACCCCTCAACACAAGCGATAAGTAAGTTTATTCAAGGGATCACTGCGGGTGTGGTGTGTAAATACGGCGCTGGTAATATACATGGACTTATCGTCACAGCTGTGACGAATAATAGCGTAATTACGTTGTACGATAATACCGCCGCTTCCGGAACAGTTATTTGGTCGTCGGGGGCGATGGGTGCTCAAACACAGCCTTATGAATTAGAAATGCACGATATTCCGTTTTCAATCGGGTTGACGGTAGTGATTGCTACCGCGAATAGTTCTATTCTTATTATGTATGAGTAGGGAGGGAAAGGATGCAGGTCTACCTGGAAATAGCGCGGCATTGGAACGAAACGGGTACGAGGATCCAGATCGCGACGAAGGGCGAGGACCCGCTTCTCTCGGTGTCCATCCCTCTCGAGGAAGCGGTCAGGATATTAAAAGCTCGCATTGGATCCGTTTCTATGGTATTTAGCAATAAAGAATTCGAACGTCGGGTGGATGACGCGATCGAGTATATCTTGACGAATATGGGGAAAGATACGATTCCGTATTCGCATAAACTCCCCCAGGCAGGAGGATAGAATGACCCTTCAGGAGATCATCGACCAGGCTCGATACCGGCTGAACAACTACGAAAAACCCTATCTTTGGGTGGATTCGGAGCTGGTATATTACGCGAACCAGATTGAGAACATTATCGCTCGGGAGACGCGCTCCCTGGTCGATACGACAACGGACTCTATCTGCCGGATCTTTACCTCCGCGGGAGTCCTCGACTACGCGCTTTCCCCCCTGATCCTCTACGTCCTCTCAGCGAAACTCGTCGAGACAGAGCTGATGACGCTGGATGTGGCGCCCACGCCAACCACCTTCGCCGCTGCTGCCACCGTCACCGGTGTGACGAGCTCGAAGGCGTGCACCGTGGTATCCAAGGACACTTCGACTACATACACGGTTGAACACCGAACGGGCACGTTCACCCTCGGCGAAGTCGTCGGGGACGGGACGAATACCGCGGACCAGGGTGCAACGTACCCGACTTTTTCGGACAACTCCGACTCTCCAAAATTCCTCACGAAGACAAACACCGCATCGATGGACGGAATCGTTTCTTGGAGAAGCGCTGACCAGAATGAGCCGGCGCGTTTTGTGCTCGACTACCGCACGGGGTACTTGACGGTCTATCCTCCGCCGGATGATTCCTACCCGATTTACCTGTCTGTCATTCGGTATCCTCTGACCGCGCTGACTACTTCCTCGATGTCGGCTCAAACGCCGGAGATTGATCAAGCATACCACAGCGCTATCGTGGACGGCATCTGTTATATGGCGCGGCTCAAGGCGGGGGAGCACACGTTTGATCCGGTGCAATCTGACCTGTATTTTAGGATATTCAGAAACGCTATTGCGGTCCAGAAGATCCACGGGAATCTCTACACTGGATGGGACTCTGCCGGCCCGCTTGGCGGCTTTATTTAACAGGAGGTTATTATGGCGGGAACTTTTCCAAATCTGGACGCTGAAGAACTAGAGGCCCGGGTACGAACGTACATCAACGAGGTAACCCCGTCTTTTTTTACGCAGGCTGAAATCTGGCGATGGTTGAGTATCGCGGCCAAAGACATCGCCCAGAAAGCGCTGTGCGTGCGTCGTGTCCTGGACGCTGTAACCGTGGCATCCACACGAAACGTTGCGACGAATGCGTACAAGGTCCTTCATGTCGAGTATATCCCCTCCTCAGGGAGGGCGCAGATGCTGACCAAAATTGACCCGCTTCGGTTGGGGCATTACCCGGCGGCCAATGGGGCGGCGCCGCAGTATTGGTATGAGTTCGGGTCCAATATAGGAATCGAGCCGGTGCCGGACGCCATCTATCAGCTTAGGCTGTACGTAGCGGATCTTCCGAAAATGACTACGGTCTACAACGGTATAGCGTTCGTTGAGGGCTCCAGCGCAAATCAGTGGGTCGATGGAGGATCCGCCTGGACGTGTTCCACGACGGCATCCCACGCGGGAGCCGGCCCGACGACGCTGACAGCCTACACCGCAATCGCCGCCGCGAATACCAATGTGACTTTCGTCTTCACCGTGGACAGCGTGGGTACGAGTGGATCGGTTACACCCTCTTGTGGCGCGACGGGCGTAGCCGTAACGACTACCGGGGTCCATATGCAGAGTCTCGCCGCGACCACCCCGTGGAAACCTGTTCTGACGGGGGCCAATACGATCGTGATCAGCGGATTCTATGCGTACGCTGAAGCAGATTATGCGGCCATCACCAATCAGACAGAACTGGGCTCGGCGTACCAGCATCTGATGGTTCTTTTTGCGGCGGCGAAGGCCCTCCACAAGGATCGGAGAACAGGTCCCGCGCAGATGCTTGAGTCGATTTACGCAAATGAGCTTGTCTATCTGCGGCAGAGCATCGTTGAGGTAATCCCGGACGGCCGTAACAGCATGATTTACCAGTAGGAGGAGTATGCGGAACAGCGTCGGAGACATAGAATCCGAGATTCGCTCGAGGCTCAAAGCGCCGGTAGGTTCGGCTGTTACCGCGGAGATGCTCCTGCAAGCCATTAACGATGGATACAAGGATGTGGCAAGTAGGGCGTTTTGTATAGAGCATGAGGATACCGCAACTACGGTTTCCGGGAGTCGGCTTGTTTCGTTTAACGGACATCGGGTTAATTTCGTAGAGCGTAGCGAAGAAATAGTAACGGGGGGATCGAGCTCATCGTTTACCGAACTTGCCGGTCCGGCCATCCCGCAAGGGTCTCAAGCGCTGGGATATGGCGATGGTGTATGGGTAATAAAATGCCTCGTGTCTGGGTTATTGGCGATGTATTACTCTACCGATTTGGTTATATGGACGCCGATAACAGGATTAAACACTTCCGGTGGAAGGTCGATCAGATCAATTACATATGGTAGCGCCGGATTTTGCGCTGTTGGTGATCCAGGAAACCAGCCTACTCTACATGGGTATGTTATCTGGTCCACCGATGGGGCTACATGGAGCGAGTCCACAATTAATAGTTACAACAGATGCTTTTTTGCAGTCGCATACGGCGATGGTATCTATTGTGCAGTCGGAGCGCACTATTCAACCTTAACTGGCATATACATTGCCACATCATCCGGGGGAACCTGGACAGATAGAACGCATTCCAATCCATTACAAATCGAACTCACCGCTGTTGCATACGGAAGCGGCACTTTTGTAGCTGGCGGGGGGGATTCTAGTGATGTACTTACTGGATATATCGAATATTCAACCGATAATGGTGTTACATGGACGCCGGCAACAATCAATGGCGGGGCAATGCGCAAGATCAGGGGCATAACCTGGTGCGGGACAGCCTTTGTTGCTGTGTCGGGAAGCGGAAGAACTTGCCGATCAACAGACGGGATTACATGGACAAGGGTAGATACCCCCAAAACAAGCTATCAGTTAAATTCAGTTACCTATAACGGGGTGGATGTATTTGCCTTTGGCAACGCGGACGGTACTGATGCATATGTAGTGAAATCAAGCGATGCTGGCTTAACTTGGGCGGAAGTTACAAACCCTCGCAACACCACCCTTTATTCGTCTGCGTTTGGGGATAATCAGGTTGTGGCTTGCGGAAGCACTGGAGCCGACAATGACGTATACATGATCTCCTCTACGCTTACACCAACAACCAGCACATCTAGCAACGGGGCGCTCCTGAAAATCCGTCCCGAGAACCTCGGCCACATTTCAATAAAAGATAACACCCCCCAATATTGGTTCCAATGGAATAATAATATTGTAATTGAGCCGGTCCCGGATGATGCGTATCCTCTTAAGCTCTACGTATCAGACTACCCTGCAACCGAGTTGACATCAACGACAGACTACCCGGATTCGCTTCCCGAGGAATTTCGGACTTGCGTATTGGACTTCTCGCTCTATGCGGTTTGCCTCGCGCTCCAGCGTTGGAAGCAGGCGGCCGGGTATTACAATATTTATATTCGAAATTTAAGAGCGCGTCGGCAAGAATATGTTACCCGGCGAGCTGAAAAGTGTGCTATAAAACAACTACCTAATAACGTCGTCTATCAAGGAGGTCGCCCGTGGGGACACTAACTGTCGCTAAAATTCTTTCGAACGTCCGAAGTGATCTTAATGAGTCGTCTACAACTATTCTTTCGGACGCTGAGATTACCATCATCCTTAACATGGGTTATCGGGACGTATGCGCGAAAGGGCTTTGCTACGAGTCCAAGATCGCGAAGACCAACATCTCGGTCTCCCAGAAAGTAGTATCCTTGGTAGGGAATGGGGTGATTCGGGTCAACTACGTGGAGTACAAATCGGGCGCGACTCAGGGGGGATGGGGCTTGCTCTGCGCTCTCCCACAGACTTTTGGGCATGCGAGTGTTGACGGATCTTCCCCCCAGTACTGGTTCCAATGGGGGGATTACCTAATCCTCGACCCTGTTCCAGATGTCGGAACTTATGATCTGGAAATTTACGCAGCGTGCTACCCTACGGTCGTTCTCAGTACCGCGGGGACAGATCTCCCTGCATCCAACCTCCCTGTCGAATTCCACGAAAGCGTCTACCTTTTTACGCTGGCGTTTTCGGCGTTGAAACTTCGGCGTTGGGCTGATGCGGCCATGGCGTATAATCAGTACATCGTTGAAGTGCAGCGGAAACGGAATGAGTACGTGATGAAATATCCGGAAGGCCAGATCGCGCATAGACTGCCCGATACCGTGACGATGGAGACCCCCGATGGCAGGTAAAGACAGAACCGATCCTCCGGTTATTTTGAGAATTTCGCCACCGGCTATGCCGTCTGCGCCGGCCCCGGAGAATGAGCAGGGTACTACGTTCCAGATCCCGGTAGTTGATCTGAAGGAGGTGCAGCCTGACGTCGAGGACGCGAAGAGCCTGGACCTTACACACTCCCGCATGGTGCTGTCCCCCGTGCAGGCTCCGGATAATGAGAAGAACCTGGACCTTACCCTCCCTCTGGTGGTCGTTTCTCCGCTCGCGCAGGTCGCCCCTAACGAGCCCGAGGAGAAATACATCATCCCCCTCGATGGGAAATGGACCCCGGGGAAGCATCCGATCCACATTGGGAAGAACTTCTCGACGCTCACCAACATGAGGTATGCCGATGATCACCCCGAGGGCGTCTTGGGGATGACGGCGATCAATGCGAATATCCCGATTGCCAGCTACTACAAAGCTCGGGCCGCGTACCACTTTGTCAAAGCTGCCCCCGCAGAGAGCCATATCCTCGTCCAGGAGTATAACGCTGGGCTGACGGCAAGCAAGGTTGTTCAGAATATAACCGCAATTCCTACGGCCGGAGAATTCACGGGCACAGCGCTATTCACCGACTCAACGGGGGCGGCGATTGGCCAATTCTCCAGTGCCCCCCGTGATCAAGTGGTGTACTGCAATAAAGTCGACACGTGCATCTGGGGCGGGGATGAGCTGAAGTGTGCCCGATTCGTGAACTTTGATTCTGCGAAGACCTTCATGTATGACTACACTGATAAAGTAACGAATACCAAGACCACTGAGTACGCGTCCTTCACTGCGGATACGGCCGGAGGGGGCGACGATTCCAATGTCGCTCTGCTTTTACACCTCGATGATAACTATACCGACAGCGGCCCTAATGCGCACACCGTTACGAACGGGGGGACTACCTTCGGATCACCCGCGATCGGGGGTAAATTCTCTTCCGGGGGTGCCGCTTCAGGGGTGTCGACGTATATGACCGTCCCAAATCATGCGGACTTTGATTTCTCTGACGGTACATGGACGATTGATATGTGGATTTCTCCCGGGGGGAATGAGTCCAATCAACTGTACTACCAGGAGAAATCGGTCACGAAGGTCGTCTATACGACGGGGTCTCATGCGCCTACAGTCGGCGGCGCCGTGATACAGGCATCCTCCGGGGCGACTGGGACAGTGCGCGAATTTTCTTTGGCTTCCGGGTCATGGGCGGCGGGGACGGCGGCGGGGACGATCTGGATGGATTCCGTGACGGGAACGTGGACTGACGGCAACGTGATGTACGAGACCACAGACCTGCTGGCAGGCGACGGTGCTTTTACGGGCGCAGCAACCAACTGGACCCTCGCGGCGGGATTCACGTATTCCAGCAATGCGGTAAATAAAGACGGTGACGGTACGGGAACGCTGGCGCACAATACCCTTGCCGCTGTGGCGGGGGAGGTGTACCGGGTAACATACACCATTTCGGGTTGGTCTGTGGGCACCGTCACGGCCAGTTTTGGCGGGGCGTCGGGTGCGGCGAGGGGCGCGGATGGCACGTATACAGAAATTCTTACCGCTGCTAGTACCGCAGGTCTTGCCTTCACGCCGACAAACACCGCCCGGTTTACGATCGATACAGTTGTGGTCAACACGACGATCTGTACCGGCGCAACGTGTACGACGGACATAAACTACTTTAAACTCGGGCTTGTCCCTTGGACCAACATTCTCTACGCGACTATCCGGAAGCATGAAGTGGTGACGAGTCCCATATACGCTTCGGGCCTTGGAATTTCGTACAGTTTCTCGGATTGGTACCACGTGCAATTCAGTGAAAATGGTGATACCTGGTACGCGTTTCTAAACGGGAGCCTGGTCTTTACGGGGACGGATACGATCCGGGCAGAAGTATACACTTCTGCGGTAAATCTATTCAGGCACCTGGATCCAGGGACCCCGTACTACGGTAGTTTCTGGGGGTATTTCGATGAAGTCCGAGTAAGTAAAACCTGCCGGAATGTGGGCTCCTTCATTAAACCGGCGGCGCCCTACTCGACCCCGGGCGGATCGGGGAGTATCGGAAATGTTTACATAGGATCTGTTCGTCCGCTGAAAGGCATTAAGTTCTATGTTGGAACGGCGAATGACTCTACGTCAACGGCGGTTGTTAGCTACTGGAATGGCTCGTCTTTTACGCAAGTAGCCGGCCAGGTAGATTACACTGCTTCTAGCGGAAAAACACTGAAGGTAACAGGCGGGCAGTCTATCACTTTTGATTCGACGGTGGCTACCGCGAAACCGGGGTATATCGACGGGAGTTTCCTCTACTTTTATAATGTTAGTTTTTCCGGAATTGACGCGGCAACAACGGTCTACTACGTAACGGTCGATGCCCCTTTTCAAAATATTATAGATCTCTGGGACAACGAGTATCGGGCGATTGCATCATGCTATCAAAATCTCCCGACGTTAACCGACCGGACTCTTCAGATTCGTACGGATACGTATCTTCTATCGGACACATCCTCCTGGTTAAATCTCGGGAGTTTCGCAACCGGGGATTCCCTTGAGATAGGGTTTACCGAAAAAATAACGGCTCTTTTGATTAACGTTGCCCCGAATGGAGAGAATACCACCGCGAATACTCTTGCATCGGTGTCGTACTGGAATGGGGCGCAATATGTTTCTGTAGGGAGCGTGACTGATCAGACGATAAGCACCCCGGGCATTTCTCTTGGAAAATCGGGCGTCTTCAGTTGGTACAACACTACCCCTACCAGCGAGAATAAGAAATCAATTGCGGGGGGATACTCCCTTTACTATTACAAAATCACTTTTAGTCAAACGCTAAGCGCTTCATGCGCTATATACTACGTAGGCGGAATTCCCCTCGGGAAGGAGATCAAGGGATACTCCTTCGCGATTCATGCGGCTGATAGGCTAATGCTCGGCTGTGATAACTACCAGTACAAGAATCGCATGATTATTTCCGCGGGAGGTACTGATAGCGTCTGGAACGGCTCCGACTATTTCGAGATTGATTTCGGGAACGCAGATGCGCTTACCTGCGGGACGTCAATTTTCGCGCAGTACGCGTCCAATATATTCAATATGGTCTTGGCCTTCAAAGAGACCGAAATGTGGACGCTTACTTGGGGGTACAATAACGACGAAATATTCTTTGACCGATACCAGGTATCCCCAAGTATCGGGTGCCCTGCGCCGGCAACTCTAAAGACTATCTCAGCCGAACTGGAAAAAAATGTCAACCAGGCAAAGACGCTCGCTATTTGGCGGGGAAACAAAGGGGTGTACATTTCAAATGGCCAACCACCGCTTTCGGTATCGGACGATATTGCCCACGTGTTCGACCAGACAAAGACTCCCCACGTGGATACAAGCATGCTCGTGTACGAACAAGCATTCGTTGATCAGCACAAGCACGAGTACCATTGGCTTTGGGCAACGGAGTTGTACCAGATTTCGTTCACGACGGGGGCGCACGAGCCCCTGGCGGGGGAGACCATTACAGGGGCTACGTCGTCGGCTGCGGGAGTCGTTGATCATATCGGCACCATCACGGGCGCCTGGGGCTCCGGGACAGCCGCGGGCATCATCTACTTCCGACCGACTTCGGGAACCTGGCAGAGCGGAGAAGTTATCCAGCAGGGCGTGACAACGGCCGCGACGAGTTCCAGCGTGGCGACGAAGTCGGCGGCCTCGAATAATTCCTTAAACAAGGAGTATGTTCTCGACCTCCAGCGCTGGAAGTGGTATGAAATTGATAGGACCACAGGTCTCTATGTACAGATGGGGATAGAAGCGAAAGACACGGAGGGGAATTATCATACGTACGGGTTCATTGATAACGCTACGGGGACCATGTGTCGGTTAGAGAACGGTGCCACTTTTTTGGGCACCGACATCACGGCCACTCTAGAAACTGGAGCGCAATTACCGATTGCGGCGGATCTGCTGGCGCAGACATCTATCTCCCGGGCCAACCTGATCGCCGTGGCGAAGAACACGGACAGCGCAGTTACATTGACGCATACGATCGATGGATCCACCGCCGGAGGCACAGCGTATTCGCTTTCTGTGGCTGATGCTACGCATATCTATGCAAATGTCATGCAGGACATATTCTCCCTGCCCGGGACATTCCACGTATTCAAACTTTCGGCCACAACGGATGACGAGACAAAATCTCTTGAGCCTTTGTACTTGTCGGTGTATTATACGAAAGATCGCGACCATACAAGATAGACAGGAGGGTAATTATGCCAGTAGATTCTATTTCTTCACCCAGCCTAACCGGTACCAGGCGGATCATGGATGCGTTTGCGCAAGGATCGGCTACTGGTAGAATACCTTCCAGACGGTATCTCGATCAGCTGATCCAGGCGGAACTTGATGCCGCGGCGAATAACATGGCGCGGAATCGGCAGCAAGCGGAGCAAGTGCGGCAATTCGACATCGGGCAGCAGAACGCGACGGACACCGCGGAGGCCAATCGAGCGGCTAGTTCGAAAGCATCCATGGCCAATCTGGCGACGACGGCCGGGGCGTTGTACTTGATGAGCCCTGCGAAAGCAGCCGCGGCAGGAGCTGCCCCCGGGACGATCGGCACCGCAACCGGTTTGTCAGCCTCCGGGATGGCGGAAGCTGGTGCAACATATGGGCAAATGTCAGCGTACGGGTACAATCCTCTTCAAATTGGAGCGGCGAAAGTGGGGGCGGGTATTGATTCTGCGATCGGCGCGCTTACCGCCCCAAGCGCTACCGCTCCTGTCGGAGTCGCGGGACCGACGACTTTAGCAGCCGGAGCTGCCCCCGCGGTAGAAACCGGGGTGGTGGGGCTGGCCGGAAATGCGGCGCTCCCAGCGGCACTTGAAGCCGGGGCTGGCCCTTACGGCGGAGGGGTAGCGATCGGATCGGTAAGCGAAGCTGGGGCTCTCGCTGCGACCGAAGCAGGGGCGGGTGGATACGCTTCAATGGCAGCGCCGTTTATGTGGCCGGCGGCTGCGGGATTCGCCGCTCCTAAATTGCTTGATGCGCTCCATAAAGACAGCACCGAAAACTTGGGGCATAACCTCAGTTTGGGGTTGATTAGAAACGAGAAATCGGCTAGGATGGTAGGCAGTACCGCTACAGGATTTGCCGCAGGAGCAGCAACAGGAGCAGCAATCGGGGCGGTAGGAGGGCCGATAGGTGCGTTAGTTGGCGGGGTGGTCGGAGCTGTCGCTGGTTTCTTCAGCAGTTTATTTTAAGGGGGGACGGAGGGTATGGCAAATCTCAGCAATGTAAGTTCTCTCGCCGGGGTTGCTTCGGGAATTACCGGAGGGTTGCAGAATGCCGGCGTTGTCCAGCAGATGATGCAGAACCAGGACAAGGCCGCCCGGGACGCGGCAGAGGCCCCCCTTCGGACGAAGCTTTTGGAGACGCAGACGAAAGCCGCGGATCTTGCGGTGGAGGGGTCCCAGCTGGATGTCGCCGAAAAGCGGCGGAGGCTCGATGCACTCAAGCGTCCTTGGAATCCCGCCGCTGGTCCGCTCTTTCAACGGATGGCCCCCGAGGAGCAGCTTATGCACATGGAGAACGTGAAAGCGTTTCTCGGGGGGAAAGACCCCTCAACCCTCACGATGGCAGATCAGGAGGCATTCTCCCAAGCGATGGCCACGGACCTGAAACTCTTTGACGCAGAGAAGCCCGTGCTCCTCGGCGTAGCTACGAGGGAGGAAGCGACAGCGCTGAAGAACTATTCGGACGCGATGAAGGCCGGGGCTCCCCCGGAGAAAGTCGCGGCCTTGGCCCAGATCGCCACAGATGCGAAGGCAAAGACCCAGGGGCTGACCGGGAATCTCGACAAGATGCGGGGCAGCATCGAAGTCCAGAATTGGATCAAAGAGAACGAGGGGATCCTGAAAGACAACAAGACCCTCCAAATGATCGCACAGATCGGATTGATCGATGGGAAACTCGATGGCGTCAAGGATATCCTGAAGGTGATCGAAACGAATAAGGCGAAGGATATTCCTAATACCGCATTTGAATCGTTCTATGCCGGGAAACTGGCAGACGTAAAAGCCGGGAGAATCCAGGCTGATCAGGGCGCATGGGCGAAAGAGTGGGAGGGCATTATAAAGGACAAGGGGAACGTCATCAAGGACGTGACCACGACCGATGCCTCCGGGGAAACAGTCGTTCAAACGTCTGTCATCAATAAAGACGGAGTGGTAACGAAGGTCCTCGGCCAGGGAAAGAAGTACAAAGAGGGCGCGGAGAAAACTTCCCCGCAGTCCCTCAGGTACAAAGAGTGGATCCAGGATCTGAAATACGCGAATATGCCTTTCGATGAATTCGTGGCGGCGGAAGATCGCGCAAAGATCAGTGGCTCCAAGTTCGATAAAAAGAATCCGTACAATCCGGCGTGGGCGGCAAAGACAGAAACGCCCGGCGCCCCGGCAAAAAGGCCTCTGACTCCGGCTAATTTTATTAGCCCGTTCGCGGACCTTCCTTCCGCGACTTCGGCAAGCTCCAGGCCGCAATCTCCCCTGGCGGGGAAACCCCCCGGCAGATACAAGGTGAACGGTAGAGTAGTTTCATGGGACGGAAACAAGGAGATATAGATGCCTGAAGTCGAGTACCTTGGGCCATTGCCTACAGAGAAATCCGGCGTAGAATACCTCGGCCCCCTGGATGAAAAGGAGTCGGGGATAGAATATCTTGGTCCGCTGTCCGCGACGGGTGCGACGATCTCTGTTCGCACTCCGGAGAGTATGGCCACGTCGCGTACTACGATGAGTGTCGTCCCGGAAAGACCGGCTGAAGCGCCGATTGGCGCCGATCCAAATGGTGCGATGGGGACTGTCAAGAACGTCGCCGTGGATGTGGCCAAAGGCGTTGTCGGGTTCGGGGAGAGCATGGTCGGTATTGCGGATATGTTCACCGGGAATCTCACCGGCAAAGCGCTGGAGGCGGTCGGATACGATCCAAAAACCACGAAGAAGATCCTCGAGGACGAATACAGCCCCGAGCGCAAGGAAGCAAACCGCCGTGTCTCGGAAGCCAAGGGCTTCGTGGACACCGTTGTGGCACTTGTCAAGGATCCGTCTGTCGCGGCCGGCGGGGTTTTGGAATCCGCCCCGATGATGCTGGGGATAATGGGCGGGGTTCGAACCGTTGCTGTCACCGCATTGAAGCGCGCCGGGATTGCGCTTAGCGATACTGCCGCGGTCAAGGCGTTCCTCTCCTCCCCCGTGATGGTGAAGACGCTCTTGAAAGCTGGTGCCATTTCCGAAGGGGCCATCACAGCTGGTCAGATCCAGGAAGGAGCGCGGCAAGAAGGACGTACCTGGGGGCAAAGCATCTTACCTGCGGTAGCGGCGGGAGCCGGAACGGCCGCCATATCTTACGGAACATCTCTGATCCCCGGGCTGAAGGACGTAGAAGTTTCTGCGGTTAAAGCCCTGCTGGGGGCGGGGGAGCGTAGCACCTTGCTGAACGCCGGAAAGACAATCGCTAAGGGGGTATTCAAAGAAGGGGCTCTTGAGGAGATGCCCCAGTCACTGCAAGAACAGATCTTTACGAATCTCGCGATGGGGAAACCCTGGAAGGAAGGAGTCCCAGAAGCTGCGGCGCAGGGGCTGGTAGTCGGGTCGTTGCAGGCGGGGGCTTTGGCTACCTCAACAGAAGTGTATAATCGCGTCCGTCCAGCGGCGCCTGCACCTGACACCCCGGTCTCCATGCTCCCGAGCGCGAAGCCCAAATCAGAATTTACTTTTTCGGAATTAAACGCCCCAGGAACGACCGCCGAAACAGGGACGGCTGAAGGTCCGTCTACAGCCGCGATCGTTCAACCTGGGGCAACTGTGCAAGAAGGGGGTGGTATAAGTGAAGAAGGGGAAGCCAAAACCGAAACCGTGCTAGAGGAGGTACCGGATGGACAGAGCAGAATTTCTCAAAGAGCTGAAGACCTTGGGGATCAAGGTGAAGTTCCAGGGCGCGGAAGCGTATCGGGACAGGTCCAAGGACGAAGCGGACAATACGTTCAATACTCCCCGGAACTCGCAGCCGAGATCCCCGGAAACGCAGTCTCCCGGCCGCATTTCACTTATCCCGACGCGGTAAAGAAAACCGACAGCGTGTCCAATCCTTGGGTACGCCGATCGGCGGATCCGGATCTTGATGTGCAATCTACATCAAATGATGGTAGAACCCTCATGGTCCAATTCGGAACGACTCTCCTCGGGAAGACGGATCCGACGGACCAATCCGTGCAGTATTATGATGAGACGTATGCGACGGTGCCTGGGTACAAACGCCTAACAGACTTCTGGGAGATCCCGCAATGGATGGGGTTTATCTCGCACATCAATCCGAATGCGGATGTCTATGTCGTACGCGACATGGAAGCCGCGAAGCGTTTCATTGCGGAGTCTGGGTATACAAACCTGGTCTTCTCAGCGATCGACGTGAATCAGAATCTGATCAAGGATCTGGCCGCTGATTACGCTGGGAATATCGATATTGGCGGGTATGTCGAAAGCAAGATGGCCGATCTGCCAAATGCGACGTGGCATGATTCGCTCCAGTCTTACGCGGATAAGTACGGGCTGCAATACACCGAAGGCACTGACTACCGGCACTTTGAAGGATCCGAAGTCATCCCACGATTGACCATGTCCCAAGGGTGTAAATTCAAGTGCGCATTTTGCACGGTGCCGAAAGACCTGACGACCCCGCCCAAGGAGGCCATCTTCCAACAGGCCCGGTCTTTCGGTAAGTTGAAAGCGAAATTGGTATATCTGAACGATAAGACGTTTGGCCAGGCGCCGAATTATAAGATGCTTTCCGAAGTTAACAAGGTGATAAAGGCTGAGAATCCCGACTTCGATGGGTTCATCATCCAGACAACTGCCGGGACCTTCAACAAGTTTGATACTGAATGGCTGGCAGAATCCGGGATAAAGTTCGTGGAGCTTGGCGTCGAAAGCTACAATGACGATATTCTGCGGCCGCTTCATAAGCCGCATACCGAAGCGCTGATCGATAAAGCCGCCCAGAAACTCCGCGATACCGGAATCAAGTTCATTCCGAACATCATCGTGGGGATCCAGGAAGAAACATCGGAGACCTATGAGCGCACCCTCCAGTTCCTGAGGGATAACTCGGACATCGTCTCCCATGCGAACGTCTATAATTTGGCCATTTACCAGGGGTCGGAGTTGGCGAGTAAGATCGCGGTAGCAGAAGCCGGCGATGTTGATGAGAACGTGGGCAAGAAATCCTTCCATACTGATGAGACGATCCACCGAGAATTTGAGGGAAAAGTCTACCAGGAAACTCGAGCGATTAAGGATCTTCGCCCGGGACAACAAGAAGACGAGGAGTACAAATTCCACGAGGTCCCATCGTCCTCAGTTTCCTCAGTGGATGAGGAACGAAGGATCATGGCCGCCCTGGAGTCTGGAAAGACTGCGCATCCTGCCTTGAAGCAGGCCGAAACCGCCCTCTCTCCAGCAGAACGATCCGCCTGGAAGAAGATCGCCAAACTCGCCGGGCCGGCATGGTTCACTGACCACAACATCAAAGCGGTGTTCGGAACGAACGAAGAGACAAAGCTCCAGCGGCTTCGAAAAGTTCTGGAGCTCTATAACTTCTTCGACCCTACGGAGATGGCCGCCATTTCCAAAGCCGGGAAAGAAGGCCTTGGTTGGTATGAAAACTGCCGGCGCTTCATCAACCATCTCTTCCCGATCGAGACGATGCCCTACGAGCACGCAACATTCGCGCAGCTTTTAGCGGCGACGTCCGTCGGGATGAAACCCGGGGAGAATCTGGAAGTTGCTCTTCGCGCCTGGATGGCATGGGATAAAGCCAAACGCCCGAGTGACGTATCGAAACTGGAAAAGATTTTCAACGATAAATTCAAAGCGGGGATTCGGGCTGACGTTATTCGGAAGAAGATCATCGACGTATTCTCAGGGCAGTACTTGGGGAAGTTGGGGAACTTTAAGCAACCGAACTACTCCCTGAATATCAGAGGCGTTCTTGATCTGGCCACCGCGGATATGTGGGTGGCCCGGCATATGGCATTCGAGCTTCTGAATCCCGCCGACCCCATCACCGGACTGCGGGACTACAACACTTCGGTGAAGCAGCTACTTGATAACCCCATGTACATAGCCTTTGCCGCGAGAGCGCGAGAAGTCGCGAATAGTATGGGTCTGAAAGTCGCGGAGGTTCAGGAGACCATGTGGTCCTTCGTGCGGGTGCTGTACGACGCATTGGATCCGAAAGTGGATACCTCTTCCACAGCTGATCTTTTTGCAGCGGAGGATCCTGTTACCCTAGCTTTGAACAGCATATCCCACCTGGATATTGCTAACGTCGAGGACTACCTCGTATCCGCTCGCCGGGCAGTAACGGCGAAGAAAGGAAAACTCTATGACACCGTCAAGCAATTCAACTCCCGCTCTCACCGAGACGGGCAAGGGAGATTTAGCCAATCTGATATTCTCGGAATTGAGCAAGCAAGAACCGGAGGCTCCACGCGAACTGTCTTCGGGGACCAGAGCAAGGATGATCAGAACATTCTTCGAAGATTTACCGAGTACCTGAAGAAGGTAAAAGAGGAGATGAGAAAATACCAAGCCGCGGAGAAAGCGTTAAAGGACGCGAAAAAAGACGCCGTGTCCGAGACCCGGGGGCAGGGCGCCCCCAAAGAATTCCGCGGGAAGATCGTCACCCTTACGCACTGGTCGAACCAGGAAAAAATGAAGGCGACGGATCCGTCCAAGCATGGCACGAAGGGAGCCGGTGCTGAACGTGCCTCCAAGCAGATGCACCCAAAACTTTGGCTGGATAAAACCTACTGGGGATTCGGGACATATACCGCGGAACCGTACGTTGGGCCATACCGGTACTCTGCGCAGGTGAACGGAAACGATCTGTATGATTCTTGGGAGGATCCGTTAAAGCTCTACCCGACCGACGCGGAGATGAAGAAAGCGAAACTCCTCGGCGATAAAGCCCGGAATCTCCTGTTCGAAAAGAAAATCCAGGCGGCCGGGTACATCGGATTTGTCTCTACGCCCTACCAGGCAGTCGCAATCTTCGAACCTGTAAAGGTGACACGGGAAGCCGCCGGCTCTGCGGCTTTGCCGTTACTGCGCAATGATCCTACCAGCACAACCGTCGATACCGGCACGGATTCCGCAGATCTGGACTTCGCCGATATGGGTGGGTATGCGGAGACTACGTCAACAGAAACCCAGCGGGAAGCCTACCTGAAACAGGTTCGTTCGGCTATCGAACTTCCGGAACTGGTCCAGCTCGTCAAAGAACTTTCGGACGGCAAAGCCCCGAAGGTCATGAAGTTCCTCAAGGGCGCCGTTGGTAGATTCTTTCCCGCGAAAGGCCGGATTGGCGTCCTTGCCTCCATGTCCCAGGCAGACGTCGCGAAGACGCTCGCCCACGAGATTGGCCACCTTGCCGATTGGCTGCCTAACAAGGATCTGAAGCGGGGGAATATACTTGGTCGCTTGGCCTCAGCGTCTAAGTACGACAACTCTCTTCTTGCGGAATACCCGGATTCCCCGAACGTCATTCTCACGGATGCCGATCGCGCGCGTATGCGGGCAGAAGCCGAACGCCAGCTGAAGGCCGAGGAAATTCCAGACAGGGTTATCGTTCAGGAGATCATCAAAGAGGTTCCGGAGTATGAGCAGACGTCCATTACCCCGGAGATGATTCTTGACATCATGCGCGGCCGAACCAACGACCCCGCAATTATTCTCCGCTTCATGCAGCTCGCTGATTCCGCAACGAAGAAAGCCGTTGTCCTCCAGGCCATGAAGGGGATCGTCGACGAGCGCGTGAAGGCCCTCGGCGGCGTCGGCCGGCAGATCGGAACGAAGACCATTACCGAAACCGTTGAAGTCCGGATGCCCGGGAAGTACGCTACGGAAGCCGAAATCAAGAAGCGCTTTAACGAGCTTCTGAAAGAGGAGATCCAAAAGCGGCAACTCTTCGAGAAGGAGACGATCATCGCGGAGCTGAAGAAGCTCTCCATGCGCTGGAAGCCCTTTAACCCCGACCTGGATAGAAAGTATACACGGTATCGCTGGTCCTCCGAGGAGCTCTATGCGGACGCAATCTCTGTACTGCTGAATAATCCGCGCTTGATGGAGACCACTGCCCCGACATTCACCAAGGCGTTCTTCAACTACCTGGACCGTAAACCGACTTTCAAGGAAGTCTACGATGGTCTCCAAGAGCTGGTAAAGGACCCCGCCATGGTCATGACCAAGCGCAGGGAGCGCTACCGGGGCATGGCCCAACGGGATGTCGAGATCCAAAACCTAAAAACGAATCTTCTTACCGAGCAGCGGAAATTCGGCCGATCGAAATTGTGGCACGAAGTCATGCGGACGTTTGTCCGAAAAGAACAGAAGGCTTTTGACATCGCCCGCCGGCTCTCCAAGGAGGGGCGAAAAGTACGCGATGAGCACAGGATCGAATACTGGTTCACCGAACTGCCGTATATCAATTCGATCGTCAGCGCTTTCTCTAAGCAGGTTGACGATGAGATTGTTATAGCCGCCGACAAGGAGGGGATCTCCATAGTTGATCTGCATGAATACATGGGGCAAAACCGTGCTGCTACAGAACGCGCCGACATTAACAACCCCGGGGGCGAGAGTGGCCCGGCGGCCAAGGCGCACCTGGAGCGCATGCGCCAGGATATGGGCGACGCCAAGTTCAACAGGCTCGCCGACTACGCCTTTAAATTCCGGGCGCTGTACGAGAAGCATGTGCTGAACGTGGTCGCTGACGCGGACTTCCTCCCTAAAAAGTTAGTTGATTACATGCTCAACAACCCCGATTACGCAACGTTCGTGAATCTGGAGTACGAGATCGACAAAGTCTACGGGACTGGATACGGATCCGGACCCACTGCGCACATCTACAAGCAGTACGGAATGCTCGGGGATGTGGCCAACGTATTCGGCGCCACATTGGCGAAAGGCATGGCGCTCATTCGCGCCGCCGAGCACCATAAAACGAAGATGGGCGTCCTTGAGGGGCTGATCACGGAGGGCAACGTCGCCGAGACCATGGAAGAATTTCGGGAGATGAAACAGAACGGAACGCTTCCGGACGTGATCAAGGCACGACCTGGCGCCGGCGGAGTTTTCATGCCTTCACCCGATGCGGACTATGGGCTGATCGTTGTTACCCCAAATGGGAAGACCGAAGGGTATTACATCGACAAAGAGCTCGCGGATATGTGGGCATTCAATCCGGATCGCGCCCACGGTTTGTTGAAGCTGGGCATGGCGGGGAAGGCCTTTATCGCCAGGCTCTTCATCCAATGGAATCTCGGCTGGACCCTGATGAATCCTATCCGGGACTCCTTCGGAACCTGGCAAAAGATGCCCGAGGTATCCGGATACCTGATGAAGGGGTACAAACGGACCTTTACGGACGCCATTAAAGCCGGCTGGGGCATTACGACTGAGCGTGAGCTGCGCCTCCTTCGCGAAAAGAAACTGACCGCGGAACGATTCTGGAATAGTGATACGTCATACCACCAGCAGGAGGAAGAGATGCTGCGGAGAATGGCGGATCCTACTCAATACCCCAACACAGTGGGCGGAATCATGAAACGCGGGATCGACTACCTCGAGAGGACGAAGCTCGACCGCTTCCTCCTGATTCCGATGTACCTTCGCTTTGTCGGGAAGCTCGGGAAGGCGGGGGAGCGCTGGGCAAAGTACGCCGCGGAAGAAGCGGTCACCCTGAAAGAGCAGGCAACCGGAATTCGCCTCGGGAAACACGAGAAGACAGTGGCCATTATCGAACGCGCCGGAACGCCGAACAGCCTCTCGGGCGGTTTGATTACAAAGTGGACGGAGATCATTTTCCCGTTCGCGAATATCGCGACGCAGGACCTCGTCTCCACCTCTGTAGCGATCAAGAACAAGCCCGCCACGTATGCGATGAAAACCTTTATCGCGAATGTGATGCCCCATATCCTCTTCGCAACGATGGTCGCTGGATGGTGGGGCGGGGAGGAGGGGGAGATTGCGAAGACAGCGAAGAAAGCGGGAAGATACCTGCGGCGAATGTACACGACGATCCCTATCCCTACCGCGTGGATCGGGACAGCACTGGAATGGATCCTTGGTAAAAAAGCCCAAGTGCTCATTGGGATGCTGGGCGATAAGGGGGTATTTATTACGATCCCTCAAAGTTATTCCGGTCAGATGACCGGCGCCATTGTCGACGCGGCCATCACCCGGGACTTCACGGGCTCTATGGGCGCCTTGGGTTTAGTGACCGGGGCGCAGCCGTACAACCTGCACCCTCTGATCTCTTCGGTCATCGATTGGACCCGGTACTACGCGAACGGAGTTATCCCCGTGAACACGTATTACGGGTCGCCCACGATGAGCGAAGAGGTCGCTAAGGCAGGCGGAATGCGAGCGTTTGAATCCCTGTCGAAAGAGACTTGGAACGGCCTGTTCGGGGGGCTGGTATATAAGTTTCAGGGCACAAAAGTCGAGGAAATGAACAACGAAATTAAAGACGTCCTGGGCATCGTCCCGTTTAACACGATAGGTCGATTGCTTCGTGTGTCCGATACCGGCACCAGGGAGAGAGCCCAGGACGTCGTCAATGAGGAGCGGAAGATCGCTGCGAATAAATCCCTCGATCTGAAAGACAAAATGATCGATGCGACCAACAAGGGGGAAGGTGCCGACTTCGAAACTGCGAGAGAGCTCTGGCTCACAGCAGTGGAAACTGGACAGACCAACCAATCGTTGAAGGAATTCTACGGCCGGTATAGAGACCTGGGAACACGAAAAGAGGGTAACGTATATGTTAACTCCTTCCGGTCGGCAGCAACATCGGCGGAGCGAGCCGCGCTTTTAATCCTATGGGAAAAAGAGCTACCGGCGAAGGACTACGAGAACGTTTACGAAAAGCTACAGAAAAACCGGTGGATAACGCCGCCGGTCATCCGGAAAAAAAAGGAGATGGAAGACAAAAAATAATATTGTATCAGGATTGATACAATGGTATACTCACTACCAAATCTAAGGAGGAATAACCATGGCCGCTTCGACATGCACTACACAGACAGGCGCTATCACAGAAACCGACCCCAACTTCGTCTTAACGCGCACCGTCAAGAACCGGAAGGATGGGATCTTCCTCTACATCAAACTTGCTTTTGCCGGCACAACGTCCGCTGTGACGATCGTTTGCAAGACGATCAATGAACGGCTGTCGGCAACCGACCAGTACAACATCGTTCAAGCCTCGGGCGCTGTACTGTCCCCGCTGACGTATATCCTTAGCGCCGCGGGGAACTACAAGATCCCGTTGGCCCTGTCCCAGCACGACGATAAGGTCGTTCTGACAATCACCCCGAACACAACCGGGGGCGACGCTACGATAACCGCCAATGTTATGGAGGCCTAAACACCGCAGTTAAAACCACATATTAAAGGAGAATGCCATGTACGTTAAAGACAGTATACCACCCGCGCTCTTTATTCCCGATTCTGGAGACGATGGTTTTAACTCGATGACCACATCCACGGACCCCGCAGGGACGCCGACTTTTGCGGCCGTCACTACCTCTAACGTAAACCTCTACGCTGGCGTCATCGTAACCCTAACCGGCGCCGGAAATGCCCAGACAATCCAGAACCCGACCGACACTACCCCGGGGAAGGTATTCACCGTCGTTAACAACGACACATCGACACACTCTATCGTTGTCAACGGATTCACGATCACCCCCGGAGAGACCCAGTCGTTCATTTGGGACGGGTCTGCCTGGGGGCCGGTTGACTTGGGGATTACGGAGCTGCCGGTGCTTGTTACTCAAGGCGGTACCGGTCTGGCTACGGTTACCGACGGCGCGATCATGCTGGGGAGTGGAACTGGAGCGGTGACGCCTCTCGCTGATGTGGCCACTGGTCAGGTGCTTGTCTCGGGTGGAGTGGGGGCTGATCCGGCTTATTCGGCAACACCATCGCTGACATCTATTACTGTAGCTACAGCAAAAATCACTACTGGAGCTGCACTTGGGTCGCTCGTGAAGTCTGATGCGGATGGAGATCTCTCTTACCTTGCAGATGTAGCAACGGGCCAAGTTCTTGCTTCCGGCGGCGTTGGAGTTGACCCGGCATACACAGCTAACCCCACCGTCGCTTCCGCCACCCTTACCACCGCCATCGCGGATAATACCGCCACGACTCAGGCAGCCACCACAGCCTTTGCCAAATCTGAGGCTGCCGTCCTCGCAAGGGAACCGAATCAGGGCGTTGCCATGACGGCAGCGGCATCTGGATCGAGCGGCATCACGGTAGCGGATAATGATAATATCGATTTTGGGACGGGGAACTTTACCCTGGTGTGGAAGGGGAGTCTGCCGGATTGGACGCCGAGTGCTAATCAAATTTTATTAGCAAAACGGCAGGACGATGACAATCGTTATCAATTATACCTGTCGAGTGATGCTAAATTAATTTACCTTCATGCAAAGACTGGTGGAACATCGGTTTCTAAAGAAACAACGTCAGCAATATCACTAACTAATAACACTGCCCATGAAATAACCGCTGTTGTTACGCGAGAAACAGCTTCTGCGGCTGGTTCCGTTTCGTTTCATATCGATGGCGTATTACTTGAGACGGTCGCAATTACAGCAGGGATCCCCGCTGATCTGTCAAATACTGGAACTTTGGCAGTATTGGGTTACAGTACTACTCGTTACGCAGGCACCACCCACCACGCCATCACCTTCAACCGTGCCCTCACCGCAGCCGAAGTGCTGGACCTGTACCGGAATGGGATAGCGGAGAGTGATAAGTGGGGGAGCCAGACGGCGGTTTATACAAGTGATTTTAGTGCGGGGGTGGATAGTTGGACAGGTGCACAGGGTACAGCAACCGGGAATGTCGATACAATCGGCGGACAGGACAACAATTTAAGTTTTTACGCGAGTAGCGCGAACGACACACATTACCTTAATAAAACAGGTGTGTTTGCCTACGGAAAGCGATATAGGGTGTTGTTTAGTTATTATATTCCGTCAGCCAATACCAACATAGATGGAATTCTGTTTAATACTCCGGGACAGTCAACGGCATCGGGAACAGCCCTTATCGCGGGGACTACTGAAGATGTGTGGACAACTGTTTCTGTTGAATTTACAAACGCGATTCAAGCAACGTCTATAGCAATCGTTGGAACAAAAGCGGGGGTAAGAACCTTTGTCGGTGCAAATAGCGCAGTTGATGATCTGTTTTATTTACGAGCTATTACAATCACCGAAATCGGCGCAACCCTCGCGCTCGAACCGGAAGGGATCCAACCTAATAAATGGATCGATGCTACCACAAATCAGCTTGATGCCTCCTATCCCACTACCGGATACAGTTTCACCCGACCCTTCCCCAAGGAACTCGCGCTTGTTGATTCAGACATCGCCCACGGAATGACGACCCTTGCTTCGACGGATACGTTTGGGAAGCTGTCGGCCATCTCCGGGACCGTTGGGGGATTGGATGTCGTTGGCCTGACGGACGCGACCCAGGATGGTGCATTGCGGCTGACTGGTGTGATTGGTGCGGCTGATCCGACCGATACGCATGCGGCCGTACATCTGCGAGGTGGCAAGGTTGACGGGACCGGATGGACGGATCTGGCTGCTGCGGAGACGGTGCTGAGGTTGAGTAATCACGAGGCCGATCTGATTACGGTGCTGGGGAATGGCAACGTCGGCATCGGGACGACGGGGCCGGGGGCGAAGTTGGATGTCAGTGGAAATATTAGAACGTCAGGAACACTTCTCTATGATAGTGGTGCTTTGGGAATTTACGATTCAGGTGGAAACACAGTTGATTTTTCTGGTGGAGATGCTTATCCATCGGCATATATTTTTAAAACAACTGGTCTAACTACAGGGGCAATGTATATAAATAGCAACGGCAACGTCGGCATCGGGACGACGAATCCGGGGGCGAAGTTGGATGTTGCAAGTGGATATTATAATCCTGCAGCTGGTCCTAATGCTCTAACACTCGGGGCTGATATATTGGCATTAACCAGAACTGATAATACTCGTAAAATAGCTGTTGTAAATGCTATACCTTATGCTACTGCTTCAAAACCAATAGGGGTTCTTTGGATAGATAATGATGCTGCATATACTAATTTTTATATAGGAGGTGGAAATGGCTACTCAAATGCTGTAACACATATTGGTTTTTGGACAGCTGCGGATACTACAACTGCTGGGGGGACGGAAAGGTTGACTATTTTAAACGACGGCAACGTCGGCATCGGGACGACGGACCTTGACGGCACTCCCGCAGTAGGCCAGCTCACAGTTAAAGGCACCACAACCGATGGTTCCACCTTGATCTTCGTCGGACGTGACTCTGCTGAGGCCAACGTTATCACTGTCGATACAGATGGCGATATCCTCAACTCTGCGGGCGTATACGGCACCATCTCTGACGAGAAGCTCAAGGGCGGCATCAAGGACGCCACCGCCAAACTCTCCGACCTGCTGAAGGTCAAAGTGCGCCATTTCAACCTCAAGAGCAAGCCCGACCTTAAGCAGCTCGGTGTCGTCGCTCAGGAACTTGAAACCGTATTCCCCGGCATGGTTACCAGTACGCCCGATATGGAGCGGGTGTTGGATCTTGATTGGGTGCCCAAGACCCAGAAACGCCAGAAGACCGAGACCAAAACAGTCGAGAGTCCGAAAACAGAGATCCTTGAGATCGATGGAAGGCACGTCCGGAAAACCATCATCGAAATGGTGGATGAAACGGTTCCGATCTTCGATGAAGTGCCGCTCTACAGCGAATCCGGCGAGATGTTGATGCAGATGGTATCCCCGGCGAAAGAGGCCGTCCTGGACGAAGAAGGCAACGAAATCGAGTCTGCTGTGGAAGCGGTCTATGCGCCAGTTATGCATCGAATCCCCAGGATGGAGGAGTACACGGAAACCGAAGATCAAAGGCCTATGATCGTTCAGCCCACCGGTACGGTCACGAAATCCGTCAAGACCTCCGTTTTCATTCCTATGCTGATCAAGGCCGTGCAGGAGCTGGCCGCCAGGGTGGAAGATCTGGAAAAACGAAGATAAAGGAGCACTATGTACCCTCATGAACCCGACGACCTCGACACCGCGAGAGGCATCATCAACGCGCTGATCCTCTCCGGGTACTTGTACGCGATCTTAGGAGGGCTATGGATTATTATAACTCAAAACTAGCCAAACTCTTCAGGCCCATCGGCTACAAAGGCAACTGGGCCGTGACTTTGGGGCAGACTACCTACTACACCTGCCCGGAGTCAATGGTCACGGATCGCTGGCGGAAGCACGAAATGTGTCATCAAAGGCAATGGGCGAGGGATGGGAAGGTGAAGTTTACCCTCTCATACATCTGGCAGGGGATCTGGAAAGGGTACAGAGATATAAGCTACGAAATCGAGGCAAGAGAAGCAGAGTTAATGTAGCCAATAATAACAAGGAGGTAGTATAATGGCAAACGGCGAAACGAAAGTTCAATTCTCTCTCTGGGCGGTTCTTGCTTTCGTTGTCGCCCTTGGTTTTATCACAGCGCAGTATATTAGCGCGGAACAGAAAGAAACAAAGGCGAAGCAACAAAGTAATACCGAACGGATAGTATGCTTGGAAACACAATTCGTAAACATCGCCCGTGGATTGGAAGAGCTAAAGCAGGGGCAGGCACAAGTGCTGGATGCATTACTGAAAAGCAAAGCCCGGAGGGAGACGCAATGAAAAAGCTAATCGCGCTATTTATCTTCGCCTTTATCATTCAATTGCACAACGGCGATAAGATCCCAATCCCAGGTGCGGTCGGCTTTGTAATACTTGAAATAGAAAACATCCCTTGCCACGGTTTCTACGACAAGGACGGCAAGCCCCTTCTGGCGATCCCATCGATATTGATCAAGGGTGGGCAGCATTTCATGGATAATTTGGTGATGTAGCGTGCGGATCATTTACGTATTCCCTTGGTGCCGTAGAGACTGGGGGCCATGCGCGTGGTGTGGGGACAGGTGCAGTAATAGAATAGAGCGAGGTGACTTATATGACGATACTATCTCTTTTGGGCGGCGCGCTTGGCGGGATCATGAGACTCCTGCCGGAGGTATTTAAGCTATTCACACTTAAGCGCGATCAGGATCATGAATTCCGCATGACTAAAGTACAGCTCGAGATCGACGCTGCCAGGGCGCAGCAAGATATCGACAAGATCCACGCTAATCAAGCCTTAGAAGCTATCCGCGGGGAGATGGGCGCATACGCCGAGGCATTAAAGGGCCAGAGTCAAATGACGGGCGTGCCCTTCATCGACGGGTTAAATCAATCAGTGCGCCCGGTATTAACCTACTGGTGGATGGCCATATTCTCTATCCACAAGGCGTACTCCATTTCAATGGCCACCGATTTCAATGATATGATGAGCCGGATCTGGACCGATAACGACGCCGGAATTCTCTCGATGATCCTTGGGTTTTGGTTTGTGGATCGCGCGATGAAATATATTAACCGATGACAGCAAGAGAAGTATTAACCAAACTTGTTGATATTTTCGAAGGTAAGCACCTTAAAGCCTACCTTTGCCCCGCCGGAGTCTGGACGATAGGACGAGGCGCGATCGGCAAAGATATTACCAGGGGCACTGTGTGGACCGACGCGCAAGTGGAAGCTCGATTCCATAATGACGCGACTACATATCTCATCGCATCCAAGACTCTCTGCCCGAAGACCGCCGGGGAAAGACATGGTGCCATAGCGGACTTCGCGTATAACCTCGGCGCAACAAGGCTGGCCGGATCAACCCTCCGGAAGCGTATTAACGAGGGGCGTTATAGCGAGGCCGTGAGAGAACTGAGGAAATGGGTCTACGGAGGAGGCCGCAAATTGAGAGGGCTGATCCTCCGTAGAGAGGCTGAGGCGTCATTCTTTTCGTAATACCTGGAGAAAAAGGAGGCTATAATGAAAAACGGGGACCTGTGGAAGTGGAAGTAGAGTACATTTGATGTAACCGGTACGGCGAAGAAAATCTGGGGCCATACGCCACCGGAGAGGCAAAAGACCCGATCGATATCATGATCCAGAACACGCACGCCAGTGCCATCATTTACGTGAACCTGTCGGGGACCGCGACCGTCTCGGATACGATGCTTAAAATCTATGCCGGCACAACCTTATCGCTGACGAACATCATCAACGACATCAGCGTTATCGGCAGCATCCCGTCGAATGTTGTACCTTATGCATACTGCAGGTCAGCGGGACGATAAGCCTCCTGCCCTGTTCGGAAAGAGAAGACAGTGTCTGCTCCGGGAATCTACTTCCGGAGCAGACACCATAGGGTAATCGCGATCAGCGCAAACCAGATAGCGAGCTCCAGGTCGGTAAAGGGAATGGAGTCGATAAAGTCACAGAGTTTTCTCATAGCTTCATCCTTTCATGCACTTGCGTTTCGCTCCGTCACAGGGGCAGCCTCCCTTGAGGCAGTAGCCCTTGTCGTTGTGTGGGCATCTCATTTCTTCCCCTCCTTCACCCACCTATTCCCGAAGCAGATGTATTGCATCCACCGCCAGAAGAAGTTTGGCTCGTTGCCTTCGAGTGGCCTGTAAACCATTCCCATGGTGTTGTTACTGGCCCCGAACAGGTAACACTTCCACTCGGATAAGACAGGATTTGAGAATACAGGGACGGTTTTCGTCATCTCCATCCATTCGATTGCTGCGAGGGCCAGAAGGCCGGTGGTGTCACGGATGTAGTCGTAACAGATATATATTTTATTCGTTTGCTCTTTATATATTCCGACTACCCATACAAAATCTTTCCAATCTCGTCGCTTCATCATCACTTCCAGGACAAGCCTGGGATCGGCGCAGAAGTCGGGGTTTTTACGGTGGTCGGCCCATTGACAGTCAAACACTTCGTCGCCGCACGAGCAGACAACCAGCGTGACCCAAACAGCCCCATTCGGGGATATGTCTGGCTTGATCGAAGCCTTTTCATGCCAAGGAACTCCCGCCAGCTCTGCGAACCGCTTGTTGATTTGTTCTGGTGTCATGGTTTCACTCTCCTTCATCACAGGAATACAAACAAAACGGACATTCGCGCCGAAACTTTTTCATGAGAGCGTCATAAATCCGATTCATCCACTGCTTTCGGTTGCGCAGCTTCAGGCATTTTGGACAGTACATGCTACCTCCTTTCCTTCCAGCCATTCCAAAACCAAGGCGAAGAATCGAGATGGGGACATCCACATATCCTTAGAGTAATCATAGAACTCTCCCCACTCCCCCTTCTCCTCGATCTTCTCTTTCAAGACTCCGAGATCGGTCCAGTTGTCGAAGGTGCGGTTGGGATCGATAGTCTTAAATGATTCCTTCTCACCACAAACTGGCACAAGGTAAGGTTCACACCATCCTTCGCCAAGATACCTGGTCAATCTCTTCCTCTGCTCGTCGGTGAGTTTCATATTTTCACCCCTTCCTGCGCGACAAGTGCTTTGAGTAAGGCGCTGGTAAGTGGAAACTCAATAAGGAGAAGACAAACCAGCATGCCGGTGTTTATAGCTAATAGAGCCTCTATCATATCTTCTCCTTTCCCTGCGCTTTGATCCAGATTAGAAGGTCGATCAGGGCGTCTGTGGGGTTGGCGCTACCACCACTCCCTTTAGTGCAGTAGTTATCAAAACCATCTATCTTAGAGTAAAGAGCCTGAGTTTCACCCCCTATCTTAGTCACATCAAGGGTGTAATTTAACTCAATCTCTCCTGGCAACTCCCTCCAGACCTCGGCCATTGAAGGGGCTGGGTAACTTTCACCGAAACCGAACGCTGGGCAGTAGTCTACTGAAAGCAGATCCCATTCTTGCTCTTCGGGCTCCAGACACCAATATGCGTCTGTATGAATCACAATCCCCGCAGCGGCGAGTCTCTGTGCTGCTTCAAGTGATGCATGGTTGAGTGGGTTCATTCTTATCCTCCCAAAACTGTCCCGCTTGTTCACGCGGAGTACACGGGTTGTCTTTTCGTTCCGGAATTAAATCGTGATAGTGATCGGCTTGCGATTTCGAGGGATTTGTCAAAGCCCTCATGTAGGCATCTCCCCAACACTTTTCACACGTTGCCATGATTCACCTCCTTGATCTCTACTGATAATCTGTATGGGCACTCCTTAATTTCATCGTACAAGGAATTGCCTCCACATAGCTCTACAAACGCAAGCTTCCCGTCTATTTTGTGACGACAATCTGCTGGTGACAATAGATTGCATACATAGCTTCTGTGTTCGTAACTCATCCCTTCACCTCCCACCCTTGAGGGCTGCTTGGGCGATCCTTATAATCGGAACATTCTCGATGGTCGCCATTGTCTCGATCTCCTCCAACGCCGTTTTCAATCTGTCCCGTTCTGCGGTGAGGGAGGCAATCTGCTTTTCCTTGCCTTGAACGGTGAGCAACCATTGGTCGCACACATCACCACAGTACTTATCCTTCTCCTCCATCGCGGCCTTGTGGTCGGAGTAGAGGACGTAATCTCCGGTGGAGTCTGTCTCCATTATCGCACCGTTTATGTAGGATATTATTGAATATCGGTCCATCGTTTCCCTTTTGCCTTCTTGCATTCGAATTGACACTTCATTCTCTCCCTCCTTATCACCATTTCCCTGCGTAGATCAGTTGAACCCGCTTCTCATCCACAACCTTGATCGCATCCTGCTCAGTTTTGGCCCAGACGTCCATCATAAGGATATCCTGTGCGCCAGTTTCTTGATATGCAGGCATTTTGGTCCGCCTCACGATATCTGCGTGGCCAGCGGTAGAGATTGCGTAAGTACCAATATATGGGTGTGTTTTAACACGCTCCGTTTCTCCATCTCGGAGCATATACACACTCCAGATCGTGTATCCTCGCTGGAGCATATCCACTACCGGAGGGTCTACTGCAATTTCCTCGATAGGATTAAACTCGTCGTATCTTGTGTCTGTGCGCTCCTCCATAACCGATATAAATTGTTTGGCCAGTTCCCGCGTTGAAAAAAGTGCCACAACGTGATAGTCATCATAGCATCCCTCGGTAACTGCGTAGACTGTTTTCATCTTCTCCTCCTTTTCTCCATGAAGGCGATGGCAGGATTGGATATATTCTTACTTCCTGCTACTCTGATTATCCTCACCCTCTTTCGAGAGCACCGCCAGTTTATTAAAGGTCACGGCTTCCAGGTCGCTCAGTTGCGTGATGTTCTAGCCATTCCCATTCTCCGACTAGGCTACATCCTATCTCTACGAGAAAAGGACGCTCTACTGCAAGGTGAGACCCCACGCTACGTCTTAGTGACGACTGCCCTCAATGAGCCGTGACCAATTCTATTTCCTATACCGTTTCCCTCTCCATCCAGCCGCGGCGATCGGGAACCCCGTCGCCCATGCCGGCACCTGGCACATGATTCGCTCGAACTCCTCGACGGACCCAAAGCCGATCGGGACCTCACAAACAATTTCGTCATGGACTGTCATCACGATCGGGTATCCAGCTTCTTCCAGTCTCAGCATCGCTTCGGCCATGATGTCCCGGCATATGCTCTGGCAAAGATTCTCACTGATTTTGCCCCCGTATGTATTGGTTCTTACCCACTTCTTCGTCAAGCTGTCCACGGTCATGTACGTCACGCAGTCCTTCATCTCCCCCCAGGAGGTCTTCATGGCCATGATCTTCGGATCGTAGTAGAAGAGCAACCGGCCCGAGGGCAATCTGCACATCAAGAACTTGTCGCGGACTGAGAAGCTGGCGCCCCGGCAAGTCTCCACCGTCCCCGGATTGGCCACCGCGTCCATGCACGCTCGCTCCAGGTCGTACCAGAAGGCCACCGTCCTGGGGTGAGTCTCCCTCCACGGGTTGACGATCTCGCGCTTGATGTCCTCGTCGATCTGATCCTCCAGGGCTTTCCCGGCCAGAGACCCTTCCCAGAGGAGCCGAAACGGTACATCACCCCCAAACTTCCTTACCGCACCAGCGCTTCCGCCATAACCGCACGAAAGTACAGATAATTTTCCAGGGCTTTGGCGCTCTTCCTTCGTCACTTCTTCGTACCTTTTGTGCAGAATCATGGCTGCATTGGCGATGTACACGTCCAATCCCTCGCGGTAGTTCTTCAGCTCGGTCTCCTCCCCCGCCAACCAGGCCAAGCCCCGACCCTCGATCGCCGAATAATCGGCCACAACGAGCTCCTTGCCCTCTGCTGCCGTTATAACCGATCGGACCAATGCACCGGCCGTCATCATAGGGTCATCTCCGTAGAGGGCATCGTGGAGAGCCAGGCCGCCTATTTTGACGACCTCCAGCATCTCCTCAACAGAGGCGGAGACCTTAATGCGGGACGGAAAATTTTGTGGCTGGATTCCCGCACCCGCCCAGCGGCCAGTTCCAGCCCCATGATAAAGCAACGATCCACGCACCCTGCCGTCAGCACTGGCTCGGTCGATCATCGAGTTATATTTGGCCGATGAGGACCTGCCCAACGATCGACGAATCTCCAGGATCTCCCGAACAGCCGGTGACAAATTGTCGCCATCTAAGGCGTCCTTCACGGTCTTTGCGGTAAGGTCGGGGAGATCCAGGCCCAGGCCGCGAAGGTGATTACGCAGCTGCTCGACCTGCTTGGCTGTTCGTACAGCTCCGCTGGTCAACCGTGCGAGCCGCTTGAGCAGTTTTGTTTCGTGCTCGGCGACCATGGCCAGCATTGCCCTGGCGCCGTCGAGGTCGATCTGGATGCCCCGGGCGTTTATCTGCTGATCAAGTCTCCAGATCTCCAACTCCTTGAGCGGCAGCGGCCGAAGCGCATTCGACAGCGCTTCCTCTGCTATAGTATCCTGGGCGCAATACTTGTACAGCTTTTCAAAATCCGCGGGGTCTTCATTCCAGTAGAGGCCGTCCGGATCCTCGTCCTGCTTAGGCTTCCGGGGTTTACATAGCTTCATCATGATCCGGTAGCCGTCGTTATCCTTCTGCTGTTCCATCCCCAAGGCCGCACACGCATTCCCCAGCGCCCGGGGAATGGCGTGCATAGCACCTTGGGCCGCGCTACACCGAAGTTTCTCGGCGGGAAGAGGTGGCCAACCGTAGCGCTTGACGCAGACGTTTTCCCACATAACCACCTCGAAGGATAAATTGTGGGCGATAATCTCGGTGGCTTCCTCGAGGAGCGGGAGGAACCAAAGCGGATCCCCTCGCTTCCAGATAACGGGGGGCTCCCCGTTTTTCTTCAGCGCTAAGCACGTGACGTCCGTAGTCGGGTCCTCCGAATAGACGAAGGCGCCATGTTTCTTCAGGTCGCATGCGGATCTTGTCTCAAAATCAATTACTAATACCATTCTGCCACCCCTTGTATGCTTTGAGAATCTGTTTGGCATCGACCGGATAGAAGTCCCACACGTCGACGCCTACATTGACCATGCCCGGCTTGAACTTCCAATTGTGATGCACATGGCCCACAAACGCCATGTCGATTCCGCCGTTGGCCATGATCATCGCAGCATCTTCCGGCCTATGGGCCAGCAGTATGGTTAAGCCGTACGTCTGTATGACCGCGTACTTCATCGGCGTGTTCGTGCCGTTGTTCTTGTCGTGGTTGCCGCAGACAAACACGTGCCGGCCATTGAGCATGCCGATCAGTTCGTGGCTGTTCGACCCGTTTGCGCCCATCTTGAAATCGCCCAGGTGGAACACGGTATCGTTCGATTTCACCCGCGAGTTGTGGCGCTTGATGATCTCCGCGTTCATATCTTGCCACCGCCAGAACGGCCGGTGCGCATGGATGATGATGCCGTGGTGGTTGTAGTGTTCGTCGGACGTAAACCAGAACATGCCTTATTCCTCCCCAGGAACAATGTGTCAATTTTGGTACGTTCCCGCCCAGGATTATACCTGGGCGGGAACAGGCCGTTTACGCGAAATCGTCGTCGGGGCCGGTGCTACCGCCGGAAGCCAGATCCCCGGAAGCCGCGAAGGCGTCAAAGACCTCAGCCGCATTCTGCTTGCCACCAAAGACCACCCCGTCGTCCTTCAGGACCTGGAGATTGTTCAACCCGAACGACACCCCACGGTTGCCGGCGTTGTCATATGCGAACGCGTTCACCTGAGCGCGGCATATGAGCCCGCCGTACACCGCGGACTTGTCGATGATCGGCTGGAGTTTCTGATCAACGATCCCGGGCTGAAACTGCGAGGACGCCCGGACAAACAGCTGCCCCGCGAAGCCGTCCCATTCCACCAGGTTCCCATCACGGATCGGCCAGCCATCCTTACCGTTCGGGCTCACGTACGTCTTCAGATCGATCGCCTTTATGGACGCCGGCCACTTGGTTTTGTCCTCGCCCCATTTCTCCTTGATCGCCGCCAAGGCCAGCTTGCGGAGCTCGAGGATCCCATCGCCCGGCATAGAGGGAATCAGCGCCGACCCGTCTTTCGGGTAAAGCATGGTCACCGAGAACTTCGCCTTCCCGCCCTCGACGCTGGCTTTGGCCGTGAACACCTCCGGAAACGCCAGGCGGAACGGGACCGTGATAATACTGTTGGATTTTTTCTCGTCGCTCATAATTCTTTTCTCCTTTCTACTTCAAGTTAAGGCGGCGAAGCGTCTCGGCGCCGGGTTTAAAAGTGATTGACAACGCCTCGGGGATCTGTATCGCGGCTCCGGTGTTCGGGTTACTCCCTGTAAAAGCTCTCCGCTTTCGGAGTTTAAACGTGCCAAACCCCCTTAAAGTAACTTTTTCTCCCCCGTTCTGGAAGTGGCAGACGAGCAGGTCCATAAGGGTTTCGATCAGGTCTACCGCCTCCCCCTGGGAAATCGCCTGACGAGCCGATTTCACCACCAGCGCCGCCAGATAGGTCTTGGTTAGAGTTTTCATACCTCCACCTCCTCGAATGCCGTGGTCGCCGACGGCGCCAAGGCTTCACGTTTGTCGCTGATCGGGACCATGGACACGCCCCGCACTTCGGAGATCATCTCGGCCAGGGCTTTCTTCGCCGGCCCTTTCAGCACTTTCTCGGCTTGTGCTACGCTTACCAACTTTCGTGGCACGTATGCCTCATCCCCGAGCATGGCCTCCAGCCAGGTCTCCGCCTCCTTGTCGTCCACCCACTTCCTGGACGCTCTCCCGGGGACCAGTTTATACCCTACCTCCTCCGCCGATGCTTTCCCGGTCTCCAGCAAGGCCTTGACGTGCTCCCTGCACGCTTTCAACCATGCTTCGATCAGATCAGCCTTGTCGAGAATCTGCCGCAGCTTTTCGTACGGAATCGCTTCCGGGCTCGGCGGCGCCGATGGTACCGGCGCAAATACTTCCGCGGCAATCGTCATGGCACGCTCCTTCTGTAGTGGGCACACCGCCAGCGCCGGGCAAAAACGGCAATGATCCCCGGTGTCCAATGGCGCGCTCGGATCCTCGGTCGCTTTCGCCCCCGGGAGGAGAACTTCCTGCGCCCATCGCATGAGCTCCTCGATTGGCATACGCTGCCGGCGAACCCGGCCGTCGGAATGCGGCGCCCTGGGCTGGACAACTACGAGCTCGACGTCTTCATACGTCTCTCCCTTGGCGCCGCCCAGCGCGTAATACATCATCTGGGTGTTGTCCTCAACCTCGACAGCCACCCCAACCCCGTGTTTATAATCAAAAATCTTTAACACGCCGAAGGGCTCGCCGACCAAAGCGTCATTTGTTCCGAAAAGTCCCGGGTACAACCAGTCCAATCGGAACTTGTTCTCGATCATAAAAACGGCGCCCTTCCCCACTGCGGCCAGATCCGCACGAACTGTATCAAGATACACCTGCACCGCTTCAGCCATTTCTTCGGTTACTTCAAACGCTGTGCCCTGGACCGTCATAACCGCACCAATATGATCAGCCGCGTTATTCCCCGACCGCAAACACATCTCGCCGAGCTCATGCGCCGCGGTGCCTTCAGCCGCGTACGCGCTTGTGCTCTTCGGCATGCCCTTCGACAGCCTGACCGACCCCGGGCACGCCAGCCACCGGCCGGAACTTGACGCCCCTAAAATCGAATGTTTCATTACGCCACTCCTCTCACCTTGCACGCATCGAGCAGCGCGCCATAGTAAATAGGATCCACGTCGGAAAGTTTATCCACTTTTCCGATGGCCTTCAGGAGCCCCAGCGCCTCGTCCTTCCCCTTCGCCGCCGACAGCGCGATCAGCGCGGCTCGGACATCGTCCTTCGTGGCCGGTTTCTTCGGGTCCTCGCCGAGGATATCGTCCGTCTCAGCCGTAACGGGATCAGCAGGCGCCGGATCCGGAATTACCGCAACAACCGCATCCGCCAGCAGCTTCTGCAACGTCTCGGTCCTCGCCGCATCCTTGAACTTGATTCCCTTGGCCCGAAGCGCTGCTTTCACTTCCTCCCGCCCATCATCCGCTTTCACCGCCGCCGTCTTCGGGCAGCATGCCGGCGCCGATTCCCCTGGTGCAACGCCGCAAGATTGCGTGCAGGACGCCGCTGCCGTCTCCGGGCAGCATACCGGGGCCTTCTGGGCCGCGAACTGCTCGGATGTCGGGGGGATTTTCTGAACCAGCACCTCCCATCCCGCGATTTTCTCCAACGCCACGGCGATTCTTTCCAGTTTCTCTTCAATCATTTCTTCTTCTCCTTTCTCTTCTTTGGGTGCTACGTCGAGCACAAGTTCAATGATCCGCTGCTTCTTCAGTAACGTTTTGGCCATTCTCGCGTCCAAGCTGTTCTCCAGTACCAGAGTCTGGACCAGTACGCTATCCTTCTGGCCGATCCGATGGCACCTGTCCTCCGCCTGGCTCATCACCCCGGGCGTCCAATCGGACTCCACGAACACGACATGTGAAGCCGCTGTCAAGGTGATACCTACCCCCGCGGCCTGGATCTGCCCGATGAATACGCGGACATGACTGTCGTGCTGAAACAGATCCACTGCCAGCTGCCGATTCTCCGGCGACACCGACCCGTGTACAACTACCGGCCCGAAGTCGTTCAGCGCGGCTTTCAGCGACGCGATCACATCCCGATGATGTGCAAACACAACGACTTTCTCCCCGCTTTCCAGCGCGTCCCGGATCAGCTCCACAGCCATCGGAACCTTCTCCAGGCCGACCTGGTGCCGGAGCTGGGCCATCTCCTCCCACACAACGGACAGCGCCCCCTCCAGCTTCGCCACGTCCTGCGCGTACTGGGTATCCATCGCGGAGACCACCCTGTTCACTTCCGCGATCTTCCTCTTCAGCTCCCCGGTCATTCCGTCGATCGGCAATTCGATCAGCTGGTGAAACTTCTCCGGGAGCTCCTTCAGCACATCTCGCTTCAGCCTGCGAATCATCAGCGGAGCCAGCAATTCACGCAGCTCATCGAGATGTGTCGCACCACTGACGTCCCAGATCTGCTTCCGCCCTATCCACCGCCGATACGCCCCGCAAAACCGCAGCGTAAATTTCATCCACGAGGACAGCGGCCATTTATCCGGGGCCAACCAGTGCAGAATATGCCACAGTTCCGCGGGTCTATTCAGGATAGGTGTACCGCTCAAGGCCAGCTTCCTCCTCGCGCGAATCCCCCTGCAAAGCCGTGAGCGCTTCGAGCTCTTGTTTTTTATGTAAGTGCATTCATCCAGGATGCAAATATCATAGCTTCTGCTCCTGTCCAGCTTGTGCAGCTGATCGTAGTTGATCACAACGCTCTCGACTTCCCGCACCAGCCATTTATCCAGCTCCCGGCGCCAGTTCAGCCGCAGCGTGGCCGGGCATACAACGAGCACCGAGTTTATCCCCGGGGTACAGTTGATCACCCCGATGGCTTCCACGGTCTTACCCAAACCCATCTCATCACCAAAGAGGACAGACTTCCTGCTTCGAGCGAATTCTATCCCTTCGACCTGGTAGGGCAAATATTCAAGACCGGCTGGTACTGGAATCATAAATCCTCCTCTCCGCTAAATGCGCTTACTATCTACACCAAGACTCCCCCTTTGTCAAGAAATATTTTCATAATATTCATCCCCCCTATTTTACATATAATATTTCTTGACATAACACTGTTCCTACTGTACACTCCCCCTCAAAACCACACGGAGGTGCACTTATGCCATTCGACCCAAAAGCCGTCGGGCTCAAGATTAAGCATATTCTGCTGGACAAAGAGTCCACGATAGCCGCTCTCGCCGAAAGACTCGGGATCTCCCGGCAAGGGCTCTACTGGAAAATATCCAACGGATCCTGGACCGCCGAGGATATTCACAAGGTCGCCGAAGTCCTACAGGTGAACCCGAAGGACCTTATTTAATACTTGGAGCACATCGCTCGATTAAGGAGACACACCTATGGGTCCTGAAGACCTTATTGCGCGTGGGTTCCACCTGTTCCCTCTCAAAGGGAAGACGCCCTTCGTGAAATGGCGGGCAGAATCCTCGACCGACCTCACTACTATCCGTAACTGGAAAGCAAAGTTCCCAAACTGCGGATGGGGCATCGACTGCGGGAAATCCAATCTCGCAGTGCTTGACGTGGACTCCGGGAAGTGCGACGTCGCCGAGGACAATCTCGACGACCTCCTGATTTCCAATGGCTACGTCCTCCCGCCCACTCTGCGGGTTCGCACAGTATCCGGAGGATACCATCTCTATTACCACGGGGCCGTCAAGAATTCAGCTTCCGACAAGCTCGGCGTTGGACTCGACACCCGCGGCGAGGGCGGATTCGTCGTTGCCCCCTGCTCCCCCGGCTACGCAATCGCCGCCGATCACCCTATCGCGGACTGCCCTGATTGGCTCACATCCATCGTCGGCCTCCCCTCTATACGGGAAAAGGCCGCACCCGTCCCCGGATTCGTCTACGACACCCCCACCGCTATCGACCTGGCAACCAAGTTTCTATCGCTTGCCCCGCCCGCGCTGATGGGGGAGGGTGGTAATGACCACATTTATCGTGTCGCCGCTCAGACCAAGGACTACGGTGTATCCTGTGATACCGCCATACAGCTCATGCTCGCCCACTGGTACCCCCGCTGCGAACCCAATGATCGCTTCGAGTCACTCGCACGCATCGCCGCCAACGGGTACCACTACGGCTCCAACCCCCCGGGAATCTCCAACCCGGAACTTGCTTTCCCGCCCCTCACGGACACCCAGCTCGCGGACTTAGAAGCGGCACCCGTACCGATCCACCCCAAAGCTCCGCGATCCCTATTCATTGATGTCTTTGACCTCCTCTCCCAACACATCACCGTAGACTACCTCATCGACAGCCTCATAGAAACACCCGCCACAGGCCTTATGTTCGGCGAATCCTCCGCCGGGAAATCCTTCCTCGCGATCGCCCTCGCGCTCTCCGTCGCATACCGCACAGCCTGGCTGAACAACGATGTCTCCAAGCCCGGGCCGGTCTTCTATCTTGCCGGTGAAGGGCAGAAGGGAATCCCGCGCCGCATCAAAGCCTGGCTGAAGCACCACGATATCAAAGCAGAACCTGGGAAAGTTCGCGTGTCCCGCTCCCGTATAGAGTTCGACGCGAAATCCGCGGAGAAAATGCGCCAGGAAATCGAGCAGATGTCCATCGAATATGGGAAACCCTCCCTGATAATCATAGACACTCTCGCCAGGCATCTCCCCGGGACTGCGGACGAGAACAGCGCCAAGGACATCGGCGCGTTCATAAACGCAGTGGACTATATCAAGGACGCCTTTCAGTGCGTCATGCTCATCGTGCATCACTCGGGGAAGAAGCAGATTGAGATGGGGCGGGGGTCGTCGGCCCTCAAAGCCGCGATGGACTTCGAAATCCAAGTACGCCCAGGCGTCGTGTCCTTCACGAAGCAGAAAGATGGGGAGCTCCCCGAACCTTTCGGATTTGACCTTCTGAACGTCGAGATAGAGTTCGGAGTGGGCTCCGCGGTTCCGGTTCCGTCGGCTTTGGACGCGGTAATGAAGACAGTAAAACTGTCGAAGCAGGAGAGATTATCGTTCGATTGTCTCCGGATGACGATCAGCGCGGCGGGGGTGGATAAAATAAAAGTTAATGATTGGAAGGCTGATTTTTACGCTAATTTGGGAAATATTACGGATAACGCAAAAGAGTCGGCTTTTAAGAGAACGAGGGCAAAATTACAGAAGGTGGGTGCAATTTCAGTAGAGGAGGGGTTAGTGTGGCTAAACAGAGTTAGTAACGACGATTAGAGGGAGTATATGAGGTGCTCAAAAAGTGAAAATGCACCGAAATGCACCCCTATGCACCCCCCAAAATGCACCGCGGACTCAGGGGGGTGCATGAAGGTGCATCCTCCTAGAGGATGCACTTATGCACCCCCATCCCAGATGTTGGAAAAAACCGATTAACTTTTATTTTTACCCCTGGAGCGAAGGAGGAAAGAAAAATGATCATCGGAATCGATCCCGGGCAAACAGGCGCGATTGCAATTTTAAGGAATGGATCCGAGGTGGAGATTTTTGATTACCCGGGAGACGAGCGTGCACTCCAGGAGATCGTTCGAAAGATCTCAGTGCCCACGGTGGCGATTCTGGAATACCAGCAGTCAATGCCGATGCAAGGGGTATCGAGTACCTTTGCGCTCGGAGTGAACTATGGAATCTGGCTGGCTACACTCGCTGCGCGAGGGTGGCCAGTGCGGATAGTAAGACCGGCAGTTTGGAAGAAGTGTCTGGGTTATCCGGCCAAGGTGCTTGGGCAGGCCGCGGCCAAGCGGAAGCAGGAGAGCAAGGCATACAGCTTGACGCTGGCCAGGAGGTTGTACCCGGCCGCGGCAAAGTATCTTGCGCGAGCGAAGGATCACAATCGGGCGGAAGCGCTGCTGATCGCCCACTACGGGAAAGGAGAAGACGACAATGCATGGTGTGACTGATAAAGACGGGAACGAAGCGGAGCCCGGGAAGATGGGGGTCATCCGTGGGCAGGCTTTGAATAGGGCGTTTAGCACAGGAGCCACAAGGAATAATGATACGACCAGGATCGATTGGGTGAAGATGCTCAGCCTTCCGGCCATGTTCGAGTATGCCAGGTACATGCGGAGGCACCAGAAGCAGGCGGATGGATCGATGCGGGAATTTGACAATTGGAAAGGGTCCGATGGCGCGGGGGGATTTCCGCTGGATGAGGTTGTGGAGTCGCTGGTGCGGCATGTGCTCGATCTCGCGGCCTTGGACCGAGGCATCGAGCCCATGCGGGAGTGCGAGCTCAAGGAGACGTGCTGTGCGATAATCTTTAACGCGATGGCGTATTTGCATACCGTGGTTATGAAAGGAGAAAAGAATGGAACTGTCTGAAAACGCGAGAAAGGTCTTGGAGAAGAGGTACTTGAAGGATGGGGAGACTCCGGAGGGGATGTTTCGGCGCGTGGCCCACGCCATTGCGTCGGTGGATGAAAGGCCGGCAGAAGCAGAACGATCGTTCTACGAAGTAATGGACAGCTTGGAATTCCTGCCCAACTCTCCTACGCTCATGAACGCCGGCCGGGAGTTAGGTCAACTGGCAGCTTGCTTCGTGTTGCCGGTCGGGGACAGTATCCCCGAGATATTCGAGGCGATTAAGCAGACAGCGCTTATCCACAAGAGCGGCGGTGGGACCGGGTTTTCGTTCTCCAGGCTGCGGCCGAAGAACGACCTCGTGAAGACGACTTCGGGGGTGTCCAGCGGCCCCGTGTCGTTTATGGGTGTCTTCAACGCGGCTACTGAAGCTATCAAGCAGGGGGGCACCCGGCGCGGAGCGAATATGGGGATGCTTCGGGTGGATCACCCGGACATAGTCGAGTTCATAAAGGCCAAAGAGGATCCGACTGCGCTTACCAATTTCAATCTTTCCATTGGAATTACTGATGATTTTATGACTGCGGTGGGGTCCGGGAGTAGGTATGGCTTGGTCAATCCACACACCTGGGCCGTGGTGGGGGATCTGGACGCCAATGAAGTTTGGAGCCTGATTGTGGACCATGCATGGGAGAGCGGGGAGCCGGGGGTGGTATTTATTGATCGGATGAACCAATTTAATCCCACGCCAAGTATTGGATCTTACGAGGCAACCAATCCATGCGGGGAGCAACCTTTGCTTCCGTACGAGTCATGTAATCTCGGCTCAATAAATCTGGGCAAGATGGTATTCGGGCGTAAAATAGACTGGTGCCGGTTGGAGGAAGTGGTGAAGATCGCGGTTCGCTTTTTGGACAACGTCATCGATGTTAACAAGTATCCTTTGCCTGAAATCGAAGAGGTTACAAAAGGGAACCGGAAGATTGGCCTTGGGGTTATGGGCTTTGCGGATATGCTGATTCAGCTGGGGGTCAAGTATGATTCGGAGCAAGCTTTGCAGCTGGCGGGGGAGGTGATGCAGAGCGTCAGGCACTGGGCGTTGGAAGAATCGGCGCGGCTTGGGGTTGTCCGGGGGCTTTACCCAAACTGCTCTACGCTTCCGGGGCGCCGGAACGCGACAGTGACAACTATCGCACCGACGGGGACGTTATCGATAATCGCGGGGTGTTCGTCTGGGATAGAACCTATATTCGCTGCGAGTTTTACGAAGAATGTAATGGACGACGCTCAGCTTGGGGAGAAGAACACCAGCGAGTTCCTGCGGACGGCGCATGATGTAAGCCCTGAGTATCACGTGAGAATGCAGGACGCGTTCCAGATGTATACTGATAACGCAGTTAGCAAAACTGTTAACTTGCCTCATGACGCCACAAGAGAGGACGTAAAGCGGGTCTTCGATCTGGCGTATGCGCTGGACTGTAAGGGGGTTACGGTGTACAGGGATGGGTCGAGGGATAATCAGGTGCTGCGGACAGAACCGCTTCGCGGTCGCGTATCCGTCGCACTGAGTGAGCCGGTTCGGCATCGCCCTTCGGTGCTTCCGGGCCGGACGTTTAAGCAGCAAACTGGCTGCGGGTCGATTTATATCACGATCAACAGTGATGAGTTGGGGCCATGCGAGCTGTTTGCCACCATAGGCAAAGCGGGGGGATGCGCGGATTCGCAGTCCCAGGCTATCGGGCGGATGGTGTCGATGGCGTGGCGGTATGGAATCTCCGCGAAGGAGACTTTGAAGCAGCTGTCCGATATATCTTGTCATTCTCATTGCGGCATGGGCGAACGCAGGGTTAAGTCATGCGCGGATGCGGTGTCCAAGGCGATTCGGCAGTATCTTGAAGAGAAGGGTGAGGCGGAGGAATTGCCTGAGCCGAAGGTTTTGGTGAACGGGGCGTGCAAGGAGTGCGGGGGGAAGATCGAGCACGAGGGGGGTTGCGTTGTGTGCCGGTCGTGCGGATTTAGCGAGTGCGGGTAGGCTGCGTGTCGTGGTCATGTCCACGGCGCGGACATGCGGGGTAAACGTGTCGACGGGCAATAAAAAACGGGGAGGGCTTGCGCCTTCCCCGTTTTCGTTTACAGGTGCTGAATCCGGTTTTCGCGTTCGATTTCATCTTGTTCTGCTTGTGTTGGTGGGCGGTTTGGGGGGCCATAATAGGATCAGAATCAGGACCGCCAGGGCGAGTAAGGTGAGTAGATAGCTCATTGCGTCAGCCTCCTTCCCAATAAGGGCCAGTTTATAGCCATGGCGTCACGGAAGGCGGCGCGGGCGGTGGCTGGGTCGAAGGGGCGATGGTAGACTTCCTGAAAATATCCCGGGCGTGCGGACCAGTAGTTTTTGAATCCGGCAAAAGTGGATCTGTCTATTCTGTCATTCATGGCGTTTTCCTTTCGAGGTTGGCTCAGGATCGATTATCAGGCTATGAGACGACCTAGGGGTCGTCTCACGGGGGGATCGTTCGTCCTGGGGCAAATTTCACACCCAAAGAGGGGTGCGGTTTTTCAGGTCCATAAATAAATCCCATTGTGAATCCGCCAGAGCGTCGCACTTGGCGTTGTAGTCGTCGTGCAGAGGGGCGCGCTTGGCGCTGTAGTCGTCGCGCAGAGCGTCGCGCTTGGCGCTGTAGTCGTCGTCCAGAGGGGCGCGCTTGGCGTTGTAGGCGGCGTACAGAGCGTCGCGCTTGGCGCTGTAGTCGTCGTCCAGAGGGGCGCGCTTGGCGTTGTAGTCGTCGTCCAGAGCGTCGCACTTGGCGTTGTAGTCGTCGTGCAGAGGGGCGCGCTTGGCGCTGTAGTCGGAGTACAGAGCGTCGCGCTTGGCGCTGTAGTCGGAGTACAGAGGGGCGCGCTTGGCGTTGTAGTCGTCGTCCAGAGCGTCGCACTTGGCGTTGTAGTCGTCGTGCAGAGCGTCGCACTTGGCGCTGTAGTCGGAGTACAG